AAGTAATTTTTATTGGAGTTGTATTTGCAATACTTACAAATCCTCCAGTTGCAGTTGCAGAACCATTTACATGTAATGGAGTTGTTGGTTGTGTAGTGCCAATACCCACAGAAAATCCACTACCAACAATAACATCAGATTGAACTTTACCTCCAATTGTGATATTTGTACTAATCGCAACATTTGGTGCATTCAGATTGAGAGCAGTTGGACTTGTTATCTTAGGAGTGCCGGAGGAACCAATCAGGTTTATCCTCTTCACACCAAAATCTCTATCAGCCATATGTCTTTTTTAGTTATTTATTTTAGTATGAAAAATCAATACCTTCAATTGCTACATTGTTAATTGAAGGAGACTCACCACCACTATATGGGTTGTATAATATTCTTGGAGCTGCACCCCTTAGGTTCGCATTACGTAAGGTGTATAAGGGGCTAGAAACTCCATACGGAGTATACCAGTAATTTTTGGTTGTTGGATCATTAAATGGCGAAAACCAACCATACGTATTTAAATAGTTATTCTGCTTTGCAGCTTCATCATCAGTAGTCCCAATTCCTACAACAGTAGCATTATCCTGAACCCAATTTTTAACTGATCTAGAATCTGCATCTGGATTTACTTCCAAATATAATGCGATGACTCCAGTTGCAACTGGAGCAGCAGCAGAAGTTCCACCAAAGTTATTATCATAAAATCTAGTATCATCAATACGCACATAATCATCATAACCAGCATTAATAGCAGTTTGACCTGCTGCTAGTACAGTTTCTCCAGGTGCCCAGATATCAATACCGGGACCATTGTTTGAAAAATATGCTTTGTACTCATCACCTTTATAACTGGTCGATCTAGCCATGGCACCAACACATATGACAGGATGAAAGTCTGTTTTTTCATCAAACCCTATTCCAGAAGGATGCATCCAATCTCTATGTCCAAATGGACTAACGCCCGATATACCTTGAAATGAGAAAGTACCACCCCATGGATCATCATTAGTTAGGTAGTCCAAACGATGAGGATCATTTGCACCAATTCCCATTCTTTGATTTTGATTTCCTCCCGAAGCAACAAAGATAACACCTTCTGCCATCATCTCATCAGCAGCAGTATCGGTTGAATTTGAATGGGAGGCAGTTAAGAATTCCTTATAAGTGGTGCCAACAACAGTATAAAAATCAAGACCTCCAACTGCCGCAGTAATTCCAGCACCTGTTATGGAAGAAAGTGCACTACTATGTGCACTGCTAGTAGCAAAAGTGCCAGCTATACCCGCAAAACTAAAATCTTTGTAGTAACCACTATTATAACCATGAACATTCATATATCCCTTATAACTCCAACTACCATTAACAATTGTTGGATTTTTTTTGCCAGTTTCTGGATTGATTGGTTTATACTTATGAAAAAGTTTCATCATATCATATGCTACTTCAGCTTCAAAACTTCCACTAAGAGCATTTATACTCCAAATGTTTGCTTCAAAAGCACTACCAAAGTTATTACCTGCCGCTAAAGATGCACATGAAGTTCCATGCCCAGCGGCCATAGCATTAGTACCATCCGTATTTGATCCCAAAGAGTTGTTCTCAGTATAATTCCAAACACCACCACCAACTACCTGTGTTATATTTCCAATTCCAGAAAACTGTGCAGATCTATTATTTGTAAACCACCACCAATATTTGGCATCAGTTGTATTAATTCCTATACGACCATCAGATTTTGTATAAGTTTTATTATTTGTTGTAAAATAATCTGGATCAATATAGAATGGACCATCAAGAAGAATATCTCTAACTCTCGATTGTCCATTTGCATCCATAAACTCTGGATGATATTGTAAAACTCCGGTATCCATAATAACGAGATCTACATTTTTTCCAGTAGCTTGATAATCTATATCCCTTTGAACAGAGTTACTAGCAGGATAAACCATAAGTGGCTCACCCGCCACCGCAGTGGGATCACATGCACCAGCGTTGGCACTAAAGTCTATAACACTTCTATGATTTACTCTTGATACACCCCAATTACTTCTATTCTGTTCATTCTCGTAGTCAGGATTACTACCCGCCTGCCATGGGGGAGACGTTCTATAAAATTTTGTACATCTTTTAAACCTTTTTGCATCAATTGATGGTTTTGGATATAAATCTGGATAATGTTCAGGAGATAATTCGATCCATTTAATATGAGGATGTGTAGCAATTTCTGCTGCTTCTTCCTCAGTCAATTCATATGTTCCTCTTGTAGGACTGTGTTCTTTACAATCACTACATGTTACTTGTCTATCGGGAATACCATCTTGATTAGAATCTACGATTAATGCATTGTGAATTTCAGACCAGTATTCTGGATTTGTAACTGCCAACGTATATTTTCTCATCAGCTCAGTTCCTCCCTCCTGTAACTATAAGTAACAATTCCATTAACTCCAGCCTCCGGTGTAAACTGAAGTCGAACAGTACCACTACTAAGTGTTGCACCTACAGAAACTAAGAGATCATTACTATGCATGATTCCATATTCTTCTGAATATGCATTTGTTCCATCATCCATAACAAGAACTCTTTGGGATTGAATACCAGATGTATGTTGGAAAAATAGTATATATTCTGTATTTACATAAGTAGAAGCATTATAAGTGTTTAGTTGGTATGTAACACCTGCGGTAACGTTCATGTTACCATTAGCCTCAGTTCCACTAGCAGAAGCTGCAAAAGTTATGCTATCACCACTTGCATTTGTGGTAATAGTCATCCGATTACCAGCAACAAGGGTTAAAGTATCTGTAGCACTATCAGCAACTACATCACTTTGACCAGAAACTGAAATAGTTTTAAATGCTTCAGAAACACTTCCACCTCCTCCACCACCAGTGATGTTGATTGTAGAAATACCTGATGAAGGAGAAGTGATTGTAGATATGCCTGCTCCTCTAAAGTCAAGGAAGGTAACTCCAAATCCTACATTACCGCCTGATGTTTTAATACCAACACCAGATTGAGGTAGTCCTGTCAGTGCAGAACCATCACCACTAAAACTGGTTGCTGTACAAACACCAGTGATATTAATTCCACCAGTTCCATTAATAAGTTTCGAATTGAGATCTAAGTTTCCACCAAGTTGTGGTGTAATATCATCTTTAACCTCAGATATACCAGTATCTGCTGTATCAGTAGAAATTTCAACAGTCACAACAGCACCAGAAATTGTGGCAGTTACACCAGTTCCTACAAAATTAATAGTTTGTGCAGTTCCAACAGCAGATGTATTAGACTGAATTCCTACACCAGATCCTACTGCCGTAAGTCCACTCAGTTGAGAACCATCACCATAATATTTTGTTGCACTAATGGTTCCAGTGGAACCATACATTGTAATTGCAGATCCAACAGAAGAAATACCACCAACAGTAACATTTGTGCTAATCGCAACAGTTGGTGCATCTAAATTTATTGTATCAGAACTCTCTATGGTCGGAGTACCAATTCCTATTAAATTTAGTTGCCTTACTCCAAAACTTTTATCCGCCATTAGACATACGTTTTTAGTTATTTATTTCATCACAATACGAGTAGACCCATTAAAGGTCAATCCATTACCACTTATAAATTTAACACTGTCTAATTGTTGTGGGATGGGAGAAAAATATATCCTTTTCTGGTTGTCTATGGCGTTGGTGGGGCCAATATTACCCGGATGGCCAGTGTATTGGTTTTCGTAATCAATACGATCATCATCCAAAACTATATGTATTCCTGGCCATATGTGTGCGGGGGTTCCAACTCCATCACCATAAAATGTATCATTTACTGATTGGGGAAGTCTATTGGGACTTATAGTAAAACTCATGGTGGGGTTATTATTAGTAAAAGTATGATAACTTGGCAGGGTTCCAAGGAGATCATAGTCTTGTTGGTATATCAACTTATACCAATTCATGTATATTTTCAGACCCTCAACGTCGCTACCGTTGGCCCTTAGTGTGAAAGTTGCTGTAGTGCCAACTGTTATATGTGTTGGGTATGAATCCCAGGTAAATACTGGATCAGCAGTATTATCATTAATGATAACATTATTACTTGTCGCCAATACTGATCCACCAAATTGAGGACGTATTCTCAAATAAAGCGATTCGTCTTCTACTGTATGATCTTTTACAGGTATTACATTAATTGTTCCCACACCAGAACTAACTGTTACTATTCCAGAACTTGTACTAACTGTTCCATTTGTGATAATACCTGCAGTAATAGATGATTCAAAATCATATGGTCTGTTAAGATCCCAATATAAATTTGTGCCATTAGAAAAACTTGGTGCAGATATCTCAAAAGTTCCCGTGGAGCCTTCATCAATAGATGTTGGAGTTGTTGTGAAAGTTACTGTTGGAGCATCAGAATCAACAATTGTAATGTACTTGGATGTTGCAAGAACAGTATCTGCAATTCCAGTACCTGTACGAACTCTAATCCTAAATGATTCTTTTGTTAACTCTTGCGTGGAATCAGTTGCAATACCTAAAGATATGGTTCCAATACCACTTACTACATTAAAACTTCCAGTCAAAGAATTAGAATCAAAGTCAGATGCACTAATCGTTGAAGCAACACCAACATCAGTCGTGTAGTAATATATTCCATCAAAAGCATCTGTAGTTACTGCAATTTCTACAGTATCTCCTTCCGTAGGAGTGTGGTTACTTATAGATAATTCAAATGCATTATTTGGTTCATTCCCAGTAGGTTTATCCCATGCAATATATCCTGGATGTCCCTGCATACTGAAATAATATCCAGAGTAGTTATAAGCATTTGCAGTTGTTGACTCAGTTCCATAATGAAAATTGGAAGAAGATATAGTTCCAAGTCCAACTATCCAACTTCTTATATCACTATAATCCCAAGATCTGTTATATTGCATCTTGGTGGCAAGAAGTCCAACAAATATAGGACATGCTGAACTAGTTCCGCTGAATGTATTATCATAAGACTTTATTGAAATCTGCCCATCGGTAGTATAAGTATGATCATATCTATGATATGCTCTGCCACCGAATCCTACTCTCTGGGCATAAAGATCAGAAGCAGCAAGGGTGTCGTGAGCTGCTGCAAATACATCCACTGCTTCTCCCATATTACTATAACTTGTTCTTCTTTCTTTAGTAGTAGCATCCGAATCAAAAGAATACTGATTACTCATACTATCAAGAGCACCAACAGATATAGTTTTATATGTATAAGGAGAAGATGATGTAATTATTCCAATTTGTCCCGGGAATCCTTTTCTATTAACAGCATGAGAATATTGAATGCCATACATGGAAGTGTAAGTATAATTAGTAGACTTAGCATCTTCTAAAGCAGTATAATTTGAACTTGCAAAATAATTATTGTAGTCTGGATGATCACTGTTAACCTGTTTTTGATTTCGGTTTCCAGCAGCATGTACAAATATCACTCCAGAATCACATAGTTCTTCTCCTGCTTCTATTACACTATTATCGGTATCATAAACAATATTATATCTACCACCCATAAAATTATCTAAAAATTCAGGTCTAGTACCTGACGTATAAGCTATTCCAGCAACCGTTCCATCAGTTGCTGATGGTCTAAACCAATAATATCCAGAAGAAGATGGACTTAATCTATTAGACCAACTATTACTCGATATTGTTGGATCTTTTGTTCCGTATGTTGGATTAATTGGTTTTATTTGATGAAATATTCTTTGAAGATCAAATCCAGTTTCCCACCCATTATGATTGTCTCCATATAAGTTCAAAAACCACTTATTGGCATTATATGCCCATCCATATTGTCTTCCATATGCCTGTGAGGCACAAGGTGTTCCATGATATCCAGTTGCAGTTTGGCGTCTCCGATCACTTCCATTGCAGCTTGATCTAGTGTATTGACCATCAATTGATAATGTTCCAAAATCATTATCGCCAGTAGCACTTCCACCATTCCCACTACTTACAAATTTAGCAGACCTATGACTGGTGCTATCGTTTTCCCACCACTCATGCGCTGCTAGGTCAGTAGGAACAATAGTCCCATCCCATCTTTTCATCAATTTTGATGGATTGGCATTAAAAAAATCTGGATCAAGATAATAAGGAGCGTCTAAAATAAGATCTAGTAGATCACATGTTCCATTACCTGGAAGTACATTTCCACCTCGATAATTTATTGGTCCTCCAAGATGGTTTTGAAATTCAATGTGGCCAAACCACATGTCTTGGTCACAAACAATTATATCAACATCACTTCCATCTCCATATTGGGCGATTCTATTATTGAAAATTGTTGCAGCAGTATTTCCAGAGCCAACCCATGGATCTTCTTGTTCCATGTGTCTTAATAACTGATAACCTCCTCTGTTTTTAAGATCACTACCTGGAAGTTTATCAGCGTCATCTGAAGTAGGAAATATACCCCACTCATAGCCATCGAAAGTGCTTATCTGTTCCCAAAGGTCTCTTTGATGTTTAACTTTGGTGGAATAACGATATACTTTAGTTGCATCTGCAATATCATCTGGATTATCCATAAAGGTTCCAGGATATCTTGCAGCATTTATATTAACGTATCTAACCCTTGGATGATTTTTTAATTCTTCTGCTTCAGAATCCGATAGTAAATATATTCCTCTCCTAGGAGCATGTCTACAATCGTTACAACATTCACAACAATGATCTGGAATATTATCTTCTAGTGTACCATCTTGCATCAATACTTCATGAATATATTGCCAATCTTCGGCACTATGACAACCAACATAATATTCTTTTTTAGCATCTGGATCAGTTGGAACTTTTTTTAGAGTATCCTTAAACTGAAGAAATGATTGCTCCCTAATCTCATAATTTAAACTATTAGTCGTAATCATAATACACCTCTTCTTACAAATCTATATGTTGTTAATCCAGTGCTCCCAGCATATTGACTATCTCCATCAGCAGTGGCTGCAAGCTCAGGAACTAACGATATTGAACAAATACCACTACTTGATGTTCCACTTATATAGAAGAAGGGTCCAGTAACTGAAGTAACTTCTGGTGATGTTTCATACATAACTGCATATTCTGATGTGTATATGTTAGATCCAGTCTGCATAACTAGAGTCTTTTGTGCTTGAATACCTGCAAAATTTTCAATATGAATCATATATTCATAAACTTTGAAGTCCACATTTGATGTATTTGTATCGATGGTGTCAATTATAGTTCCTACACCAGCATTAACAATATATGTACCAAATCCAGTTGCAACACCATATCTATCAACCTGTAATGTTGATCCGGGATTTGTAGTGCCAATACCAACATAAGATGCGGTGGTATGAATACCAGAATTTGTCTGATCGTTACTAAAATATCCAGTGCCTCCACCACCTCCTGTTATTTCAACAGTGGCAATTCCTGCAGAAATTGTTGTAGTAACTCCTGATCCTACAAAATTTATAGTTGCTGCTGTTCCTACATTTGACCCTTCGTCCTGAATAACAACACCACTACCTGTTCCAGTAACATTGGTTAGTGCAGAACCATCAATTGCAGGTAGTGCTCCTGTTAATTGTGATGAAGGGAGATTGGTTAAATTAGCACCAGAACCACTAAATGATGTTGCAGTTAAGATACCAGAAATAGAAACATTACCACCATCATCTTCGGTTAAACCATCCGAATCAATTTTTTTGGCTTTTAAATTCTTTAAATTATTACTACTATCACGAATTTCAAGATCCCCAGTATGAATATTTCTCTTTAACTTTGTATCGCCAAGTTTAATTTCATTCTCATTAGGATCAAGAGTAATGGTTCCAGTACCAATAGAAAGAATACCAGTAACTCTTGCGTCACCATTGACAACTAAATCTTCTGTGAAGTATCCAGTATCAACTCCTACATGAAGTTCTGTGGTAGTAACAACACCAACAGATAATCCAATACCACTTATATTACCTAAACCAAGAACATCATCAAGTGTTTGGGTTGAACCGCTTCCGACACTTCCACTTCCACCATTAAACTGAACCCATTGGGCAGAAGTGCCTCCAGCACCAACACCATCATCATAATATACATGACCAACAGCAGTGTCACTATTCCACCAAAGATCACCAGGATTAGGATTACTTGGAGGATTATCGCTGATAGCAACTGTTCCACCAACACCAGTCAGTGCTGAACCATCTCCAGCAAATGCAGTTGCAGTTACTGTACCATCAACATCTAGTTTTGTGGTAGGTAATGTGGAGCCAATACCAACATTACCAGCAGTGAAATATGCGTTATATGTATCTGTTCCCGTACCAACTCTAAAAGGGTTGATAGCAATAACTGTGGTTCCAATACCTACATTTTTGGATGCGTAGAGATATCCATCATAGGTATTAAGAGCTATTTCGCCTAAAGGAAGTTGGTCTGATGTTGGAATCTTTCCTTGTACCGACGACCTTTTAAGCCTAATCTTTGGGTCTGCCATCTATTCCTCAGTTGGTATATACCATTTTCCTAGTATATACTAGGAGTGTTAATGATATTTATCGTTATTAAATCCCGTATCTTCCTCTGAGTGCATTAAAGTTTTGTTCAATTTCTGCAGTTGTCAATGCTTTATTATCATATGCTTTTATACTGGCAATTTTTCCATTAAATCTTTGATCAAAACTTAAAGTTTGATTGAACATACCAATACCAATAGCAACAGTGCTCCCATACAATGAGGATGACGGATTTGATGAGTGAACTTCAGTTTTATTTTGATACATTTTAATAGTTGTTCCATTATATGTTACAACCAATTGATACCAAGTAGAATTAGAAAGTGCAGTATCCGATGCAATTGTAACCGCACTGCTTCTAGTAGATGATGTCCAATACACAAACCTAACTTTACTATCACTATTTGTTACTTTCCATTGCCATCCATTACCATCATTATTCCCCGAATCTTGTGTAAATAATTGCCCTTCAGTACCGTCATGAGAATTTCCTGTTCTATTAATCCACATTTCCATACTAAAACTTCCTCCAGTAAGGTTTATTCCTGAAAGAGTATTATCAGATGTAGAAGTTATAGTAAATGATTCTCCAGTATTGTGAGTATTATTTGATATTGAAGCATTATTAGAGGAACCACTAAGATCTGTCCATGTGGATCCACTACCACTATAAGATTTTGTATTGGCAGCATCAAGACATAATACAAGATTATCAGTAATTATTTGTGGTGAATGTCCGAGTCCCATTAGAGTCCAAACCTCGCTTTATAAACATTGAAATTTTGTGACACTTCTGTTGCGGTTAGTGCCTTATTGTATATCCGAACAGTAGATAAGTATCCATTAAATTGAGAAGCATCTTCGGATGGTATAGGATTTTGAGTGGTCATTCTGTACCGACCAAAATCAGTAACTATGGAATCTGGAAGTGTATAACTTCTAGTCTTAGTTCCCTGCAAACTATTATTAAGATAAAAATTTACATTAGAACCATCCCAAGTACCAACAAGATGATACCAGGTATTGAGTGAAACTGTACTAGAAGTATCAATGGTGCCAGAAGCAGCGCCACCTAATCTGAACTGAATATAATTACCAGAAGTTTTAAAATCAAATCTTAAACTACTTCCACCACCTTGAATTATAAATGAACTATCACCATCATCTCCAGTCATACTAGTAAGTCTTACCCATGCCTCTAGAGTTAATGAATTATTTGCATAAAATCCTGTAATGTTTCCACATTCAAAACGATCATTATATCCATCAAAAAGAAAAGAACCATTACCAACACTACTAGAATAAGTAGGACCATACTTGATTGCATTATTACCTGTGGTTAAATTGAACCAAGTAGTTCCAAATCCACCATTAGATAAAGAACTTGAAACACCTGCATCAAGATTCAATAAAAGATTGTCTTGAACTACTGCTTGTTTGGCAGCAAATGTTGGATTGGAATCAATCCACCATCTTTGTGGTCCAGAAATGATAGCCATTAGATTCCATACCTCTTTCTAAGTGCTTTGAAGTTTTGTTCGATTTCTGATGCTGTCAGTACTCGCTCATAAAAACTACATCCACCAAGTGATCCATCAAAAGTGTGATAGTTACTAGATGCTTTGTGTAATATTTTAAAGAATCTTGCATTTGATCCTGAACCAGAATATGCACCACCACCAGTATGAGATGCATCTAAACTACCATTCAAATAAATTTGCTTTTCATATGTGCTGTTGTTCAGTGTATAAACAATATTGTACCAAGTACCTGTAGATATAGTAGCATTTCCTGTTAAATCATCAGAAGTTAAACCAAAAAACAATTTGTTACTATTATAATACCTAGAAGATAAAAGAAGTCCTTGTCTTGTAGCATTAGTTCCATGAGTGAATAATGTATAATATTGATTAGAAGATGCTCCAAGAGTATCAAATTTAACCCAAAAACTAGCTGTCCAATTTCCTTGCAAAAATGAATCTGTAAATACAGAATTATCTGTCATAATACCATAAGTACCATCAATATCGAAAGCAGAAGAAACTCCATCACTCACATATGATGATTTGCCAAATGTTGCTTCGGTTCTATTATTACTAAAAGTTATATTATTAATTCTAGAAGATGTAGATGCATCTCCTGCTTCTTCTGGATATTTTCTACCAAATCCCCAAACAATTCTAGCAGCACCGGGAGCACCATTACCACCTGGTTCCTCATCAGTATTCCATCCGGCACCACCGCCACCACCACCTCCATAATTTCCACCATTTCCTGCCACTCCAGTAAAACTAGAACCAAATGTACCATTACTGCCACCAGAACCACCAATTCCACCATTTGGTGTTGGTGGTGAGCCGCCGGATCCTGATCTATTTTGAGAAAGTAATCCAACACCTCCTCCACCTCCACCACCAGCTTTAGGAAAACTATCACTTCCTCCACCGCCACCTGCACCACCAGAACCACCATATCCACCTATTGATGTTGAGGAAGATGCACCTGCTCCACCATTGCCAGCGTATCCACCAGCACCTCCACCTCCGCCACCATCTCCTCTTGTATTATCGGTAGCCTCTCCGCCAGCACCACCAGTTCCGCCACCATCTCTTTGCGGTCCACTACTAGGACCACCACCGCCACCAGATCCAGGTATTCCATGAGTGCCTTTGCCGCCACCACCTCCATGTAAAAGTACTGTACTACCTCTCCTTATTTGTGAAGAACCACCATTAGAACCAGCACCTGCAGGAGCAGATCCACCGCCACCACCAGTACCAATAATAATTGTTAGGGTTTCTCCAGGTGTTACTGTAAAAGTTCCGTATGAAAGGCCTCCTCCACCTCCACCACAACCACCTTCTTCATCATTATTTCCATTACTATCTCCACCAGCACCTCCTCCACCTGCACCCACTACAACAGCAGAGACTTGTGTTACTCCATCAGGTACAGTCCAAGTGCTAGTTCCTGTTGAAGTAAATAACTGTTGTCCAAATGTACCTTCACTCGAATTATATGACTTTACATTTGCAGCATCAATACAAAATGCAAGTCCAATAGTAACCGTTTTTGGATTATATCCAACTGCCATTATCTTTCAATATTTTCTTATATTTATCAATATTCGTCAGAATTTTTTATTGTTCTTTTTGACTTCTTTTCTAATTCTGATATTTTTTCATTCAATGATTCTATAGTTTGTCTATATTTTAACTCTCTTGCTTCTAGTGCGACATTTTGATTTATGAAATCAAAAAGTTTAGCTTGATAAACAGAAATCAAATTCTTATAATCTTGTTCATCCATAATATCAGAATGCTCCACAATCTATCGTTGCATTATTGATGACTACTTCATTATTAGTACAACCAATAACCTCTACAGCAGAACCAGTGCATCCATTTACATATAAAGAAGCAACTTCCAATGCGCCACTAGTGTTATTAGTAAGAACTCCAGTATTTTCTGAAACATCGGCAGAAACAACAATTCTTGAAACACTATCATCCCAGTATACTGCTGCCTTTTTAGCAACACCACCAGGACCAGCAGTAAAGTAATTTAAAAGAATACCAACATCCTTATTCAGATCACTTCCTGGAGCACTACCACTAACTGTACCAAGATCAAGAAGTTGATCATCAATTGTTGAAATTGTACTTTTGACAGTTGTAGTGCTGCCATTAACAATTAAATTGCCACCAACAGTTAGATGATTTCCAATAGTAACATCATTGGGAAGACCGATCGTAATGGTCTGGTTTGATGCTACGGTCTCAATCTCATTAGCAGTACCAGCAATCGTAAGTGATTGAGAATCCAAATCAACTGCACCAGTTCCAGAATCACCGGCAACATCGAGATCTTGTGCTGTTACTTGGGAGTCAACATATGCTTTAATTGACTGTTGAGTTGCTAGAGCATCTGCTCTATCAGATGTCATAGCATCTTCATCAAGAATTGCTGTAACAGCAACTCCAGCCATACTTAAATTACTGATTGTAAGAAGATTGGAACTAGGATTGTATGTAATGCCAGCATCAGTTTTAACACTTTCTTGAGTTTCAGACGCATTATTAGAATCTACAAATGTAATATAGTGCGCTTGATCAATATCAGTACTCGCTACTGCAACAGAAGATCCACCATCAGATGTTACTGTAACAATGCCTGACGATAATGCAGAAACATTCAGTCCAGATCCAAAATCAATTGTTCCTGCAGATCCGACAACTGAACCAGAATCTTTAACTGGAACTAAAATTGGTGTTGGTGTGCCAGTAACAGTAACAACACCAGCAGAAGCTGGACTTACTGTGAGGTTAGCACCAAAGTCAATTGTCCCTGCAGCTCCTATAAGAGTGCCATTATCCTCAATAATGATTGAGGATCCTCCACCCCCACCACCAGAGATAAGATTTGTACTAATAGAAGTAATTCTTCCATTAGAAACCGTGATTGATGGTGATACTGAAGAACTACCATAGGTTCCATCTGGAACAGTAACTGTTCCAGTCAGGCCAATACCTGATCCTGTGAATGTTGTAGCAGTGAGAGCATTACCAACAATTACATTATCTCGAAGTCCAATTTGAATTTGGTCATCAGATACTGTAGTTTCTATCTCATTTACCGTACCTGCAAAGGTTAATGTATCTCCAGTACTAAAAGCATCATTAGATCCATTATCAGCAGCAAGAGTAAATGATGATGCTGCAGGTGATGCGAATGTTAAATTTCCTGCGCCATCAGTTTTTAAAACATCATTTGCATTACCATCAGTTCCAGGCATTGTATAAGTTACAATGCCAGAAAGAGTATTTGGCGATTTAAGTGTAATATAATCCGTTCCGCTATTTGTTCCCTCTACAAGGTTAACGCCACTACCAACCGTTGTTGAGTTTACCGACCAATATCTTCCAGAACCTACAAACTGGTTATTTGATACTTCTGATGTAAGACCCACATAAAAATCATAACTATCTGTAGTAAATCCAGGTTCTCCAGCTCTTAATCCAGGAAGATTTGCAAGAAGACCTCTTTTTACCTGAAGAATAGGAGCAGCCATTTTATCCCAGATAGAGGTTTATTTTTTATTATTTATATTTCTTATAGAAGGGCTAAAATCCCCCACCATCAAAATCATAATCAAAGGCTTGGAGATCTCCAAGTTCTTGTTCTACCTGATCAATAAAATCTTCTGGAATAGGAGTTTCTGTAGATTTGATAAGAACATCATCAACTGATACTACTTCAAATTTATCAGTTGTAGCATTATATTTTAATACATATTTATTTTTAGTACTATCAAGAGGTGATACGTTTGCGTCTGATAAGTCTCTTACTCTAGTTGACATTAGAATGCTCCTGCATCAAGATTACCTGAAGCAACAGTAATTTCATCTCCGATCTGTTCAATGAAAGCATCTGGTAAATCATTGTCATCAACTGATGTCAACAACATAGAATCTGGTGTAACCAATATAAACTTATCATTATCACTATCATACGAAACAATCGAACCATCATCAGAACTATCTAAAGTCCCAAAAGCAGTATCACCCATTTCTCTAATTGTGGATGGTTGTCTTGTCGTACTGACAGTTACTTTTGCTGATGTTTTTCTTTTTGTTACAGTACCTGAAGAGTCTGATTTTCTAACTAATGGCATAAGACTTAATTGGTAGTGATTCCTGCTGTCACAAAAGCCATACCCTCAACTAATCTTGAAACAGCACCTGATGGAGAAACCAATCTTACATCATAAACATGTCTACCAGGTGTTAGTCCAACAGTAGTTCCAGATGTCATTGCAATAGAAACTTCACCCACACCAGATACAATACTCACCGAAAATGAAGTTGAGGTAGTTGCCCCTGGGTGTTTTTTTAAAATGGCAGCACCAGTGTAACCAGCAAGATTTGATAGAGATCCATCAGATTCTGTCGAAACAAAAGTTTCTGAAAAATCTGAACCTTGTGGGATAGAAATATTAAAAACTGGATTAACTGCCATTATTCAAATATATTTTTAACTATTTATTATTTGATAGTCTGAATAAATTTATTCTGATCCAAACGTGGTGTTATATTCGGGGAAAGATCTACCCGTCTCAACACCTGCTGTTGGGTTTCCACCAAATATAATTCTTACAACACCATTGGCACCATGACCTCCGGTTTGTCCAATTGTGATTGTATCATCATGAGCATAATGTGTTGCTCCACCTCCTCCTCCACCAAATTGTCCTCCTTCTCCACCCCTGGTCGTTGTCCAACCGATAGTATCTCCGTTTGAATGAAATGGGGGAGTTTCGTGTGCCGTTCTTCCACCTAAGTAAATGTATCCAGAAGAACCACCATACTCACCAAGACTTGTATCATATAATGTGCTGGTGGGGGTCCGACCTGAACCACCTTCTCCTGGGTGACCTCCATCTCCACCATTTTTGGTCTGATCATAAGTACCGTTATAATCACGATATGGGTGATAAACACCGACTCCACCCCCACCATTAGAATGTGCCTGTATCAAATTGCCAGCCCCATAAATGTTATGTCTATCATATCCACCTCCACTTCCACCACCAAAGGTAGAACCAAAACCATCACCATTCTGACCAGCGTTGTTAGAACCACCTGAACCTAGTCCAACATGGAGGGCAGGGTCCGATCCGTAAGAATATCCACCTGCACCACCTCCTCCACCACCTTCATTCCACCATTCACCATCACCACCACTACCTCCTGTCTGCCCACCTTCTCTTTCTGTTCCCCCAGTACTTCCACCACTACCACCATCAGCATCAGTTGAATAAGTGTTATGAATACCTGCTCTACCGCCCCCACCTTCAAGAAGAACTGTAGCACCTCTGAGTATCTTAGAATCTCCCCCATGTTGACCACTTCCAGCAGCAGCACGTAAACCTTGAGGTTTGAATAAATCCCCACCAGTACCTCCATAACCAACTCGAATTGTCAACGTTTCTCCAGGAGTAACTGAAAATGTTCCGTAAGCAAGTCCACCACCTCCTCCACCACCTCCGCCAGTCTCCGCGTAATTGTTAGGAATACTTGAATGTGCGGCCCCATACTGATTTGGGAAGGTCTCACCATCAAGATCTCTTTTATTATGACTTGCTGAGGCACCACCTCCCCCACCAACACAAACAGCAGAGATATATGTTACTCCATTGGGAACAACAAATGTATCAGACAAATATTGAGAACTATCCGTATCAGTGTTGAAGTTGCTACCATCCGCAATATAAACAGCATGACCCATTGGGTGAGGCCCACCTGTATGGGTATCTCCAGAAAATCCAAGTTTAAGGTGATATGAATTTGAAATTGGTGACATATTTTTTTCTCCGATTATGTTACAAATAAAAATAAATTATAAAGCCGAGTTTTGAACACTAGCATAGATTTGCCAACCAGTATTGGAAACACTAGTACGTAGAATAGTAAATGTATATACATCAAATCCACTACTTGAACCTGATGTTGGAGCAACTCCATTTGTCCAATATACACTGCTCTGGGAATATCCATCAATGTAGATCCCATTGCTAGCATCGGAAATATATGGTGATTGGGTGGCTGAACAAGTAAGGATTAAAATAACAGTACACGACTCACCTACGGCCATATGATCAGCAAGATCAGTACCGTCACTATACGTAATTTTAGTTAATGCTTTGATAGTCCCATTTAAGGAAGTACATCGATGAATCATCCCATGTTGAAGTTCAATACGTTGACTTAAGTTAGTAGTACTAAAAAGTCCATTAGTTGCTGTATTTGTAACAAATTTTTCTTTTACTAATCCAGTAGCATGAATCTCGGACTTGATAGCATCTACAGTCAACTCATTATCTGTAGCATTATACAATAGATTTGCATTGGTCTTCAGATCTCTACCGACAGTACTGGAAGTGGTACTATAGTCATTAAAAATTAAATATCCTGTGCCAGAAGTATCATTTGTCACCTTAACTTTTGTTGATACATCAGCAGTTCCTGTTAGATCACCATAAAAATTTGGAGAAGTAACAGAACCAATACCCGAGGGAGTAAAGAAACTTGATGCAGTAGTAACACCTGAGGAAGCAAATATGTGCCTATCAATAAACAAATCTCCAAAAGTATTCCACTCTGGACGACCCGTACTGAGTTTTGAATATGTAACTTGAAGATCATTAAGTGTTACATTACCATCAAATGATGTTCCAGTAACAATACCAGTAACATCAATACCAGAAGAATTAATTGTTACTGCAGTTCCTACCTTAAATTCTGTTGCTGTTGCAACTCCAGAAACATATAAGTCGCCTCCATCATTCCATACTGGACCTCCAGTACTGAGCATTGATGTTGTAATGAAGTTATCAGGAATACTAAGTTCTCCTGGACCTAGAATAAAGACAGTTGCAACACCAGCACTTGAATCATATTGTGATGTGGAGATACCAGGGCCTTTTAGATGTAAAAACGTTATTCCATAACCAACGGTATTGTTATCATTTGTTTGAATTCCAACACCCGAAATAGTATTGTCAAGATTTGCACCATCACCATAAAATGCTGTTGCACTAATGATTCCACTGGAACCATACATTGTAATTGCAGATCCAACAGAAGAAATGCCAGAAACATCTAAGTTTCCTGTTATATCAAGATCCCCAGCAGACATTGTAACATTTCCAGATGTTACAGTAAAATCTCCAGAGGATATGGTAGTAGCACCAGATACATTTAATCCACCGTTTGCATCAATAGCACCAGTAAATGTAGAAGCACCAGAAACATTTACATCATCAAGTTCAGTGTGTCCATCAATATCAACATTGTTATTAAAGTCTGCAGCACCAGTGAACGTAGAAAGACCAGAAACAGTCAACGATTCGTCTATGGTCGTTGATCCGCCGATTGATAGATTTCCACCACCAGTTATACTTCCACCACCAGTTATATTTCCAGTAGCTTCAAAATCACCATAGGAATAAATTGCAGTTTGTCCTGTACTTACTGATGAATTGACATCCAACGAGTATCTAGGAACGTTTGATCCAATACCAACAGAACCACTTGCAACTAATGCTGTTAATACAGTTCCTCCTGTACCAACCTTAAGATCTTCTGCAATATTCGCATCAGTCAGACTTGCAGATGCGAATGTACCGATACCAGTAGAATATATGTGCCTATTATAAACATCCCTACTACGAACATCACCATCATAAAGATCGAGATCGTACTCTGGAACTGTTGATCCAATACCAACTTTTTGTGTGTCAATATCTGCAAAAATGAGGCCTTGATTAACCTCTAGTCCATTCTTTACTACAAAACTCTTGCTTACTCCCATGGGTTCACTATCCCCCTTGCTTTTGTATTTTTTCTATTTATTATTTATCTAACAACATCAATTGTACAACTTCTAATAAAGGTATTATATCCACTTGATCTATTAAACCAAACTCTAAATTGGTTTGAATTTATTTTTTGAATTTGTCCAACATACATACCACGATCTCCCCAAGGCGGACCGCCACCTGCCGTAACAGTGGAAATATCACTTATCTTAATATCAGAACATTGTTGATTCATTGTAATCAGATAGTGTTTTGCATTTAAATTTCCTTCAGCATTATACCATCTATCTCTAGCACGTACTCCCTGTGCCTCAATATTTTTAATAGAACCACTAAAAGTGAGAGAAGTTGTTATGTTACTGCTATTAATAAATGAATGTGAAAATGTCCCAGTTGGAGGTAATGGTGGTGCAATTCTAAAAACTAGTCTACCAACATCTCTAGTGCTTCCTCCCTGTACGGAATTTACTACAACTACGTCTGAAGCATGATATCCTGATCCTCCTCCACCTCCACCACCAGCTGTTCCACCGCCACCACCAGTTGCTCCAATTCCTCCATCACCACCATCACTAATACCACCACCTCTAACGGCACGATATGCACCAGTTCCAGGTTTCCATCCTCGCATAATGCTGGCGGTACTGTTACTAACTTCTACACCACTACCGTGTCTGTAACGTACAAGACCTACGTCTTGACATGGAGAAAATCCCTGTTGTCTCCAATAATTGCCAATTGGACACCTAACAGTTCTTCCACCGTCTGGAAAGTTTGCTCTTGGTTCAATGTCTCGTGGTTGATTGTTACTCGAACCAGATACTCCATTTTGATTTAATCCTTCAGGAGTAATGTATGCTCCCCCACGACCCATATTATGAAATCCACTGATACCGGCTGCAGGATTTGATGCTCCATTACCATCCTTGCCTGGATTGGATACTCCACCACCTTCTCCACCGTTTCCATATTTTCCAGCATCCCCACCAGATGCAGTTACAGCAATGAGTCTTGACTTTTTGAATACAAAAAATTGTGCAATAAAATGACCAGCAATTGCATATTCGGTATCTTTCTCTACAACAAATCGAACTACAGAATATCCACCACTTCCTCCCTGGAAGTCACCTCGATTCCTACCTTTTGGACCAAACATCTCAAGTTCTACTTCAACATCTCTGTCGGGAGAGTAAAATGTAATATTTTGATATTCAGTGCTTCTATCAATGATATATTCTACTCCATCTTGCAAATCAACAGACTCAAGTTTTGCTGTTGTTCCATTTCTTATCGGATGATATTCAAAGTTAAGATTAGCTCTGTTGACAGTTGAAATAAAATCTAATTCAACAGCGTCACTAACAATTGGAGAATTGGATGCTGTTGGGTGTGTTATTACACATTTTAGATTGTACTTACTTACATTACCAGAAAGAATAGTTAAGGTTTGAGTTTTTGCTCCAGAAACTTCTACTGCACCACCACTTGATCCAACACTAGGATCTTGATCCAAACTCAGTGTTGGAAAATAATAATTTGAGGAATATGAAGAAGGTGTGGCAAGTGCCGTGCATTTAAGGTCAAGATTTGTAGATGGATTTTCAGAATCGTTAACAATAGCAAAACGATTTTGAAGGAAAATATATAAAGGTCTTCCAGCTGCTTGGTAATTTCTTAAAGTACAGAAATGTCTACCATTCTTATATAAATTTACTGCTCCTAATTCAGAATTTACAACAACTCCTATAATATCACCAGAAACAAATCTAAAATCTGTAGGAGAAAACTGAGGATTACGTTGAAATGTAGTTCTTGTTCTTTCACCAAAAAGAAAACCTCTCGCTCCAAACCAAGGAGCCATTCTTACACCTGTAGACGAATCCCAATTAGTGCCAGTAACAATTCTTTGACTTGTTTCACCAACTGATGAGGCTACTATTTGTTTTTGTGGAAAATTTAAATGCGTAAAATCAGCAACACCAAAAAAACCACGATAATCGAGCCAATCACCATTTACTTGAAATTCAGCAAAATATTTGTCATCCTCAAGTGGTGTATCAAATTCAACTCTATTTCCATTTCTAAATCCCTCTTGTAAAACATATGGACCAACAAAGGCCTCTTTTGAACCTATAGTGCCACAAGAAAATCCATAATCACCAGGTAAAAGAAATCTATCCGATGCATTACGAACATTGGGTGAATAGAAAAAACTACTAATTTCGGATTTTGTTGGAACAGCAGTACCATCAATTAAATCAACACCATCAATTTGCCACTGATATGTAATATCTTCATTTGTATTATCGGAAACTTGTGCGACGGTTGTAAATACCGAAGGACTTCCTGCAGATACTTGTCTTGCCATTATTCTTGAGGTTGTACAGTAATTTCTAGTAGTGGTCTAACTGTTAATATTGCAGAACCTGATCTAAATGGTTCATTAACAGCATTGGCAGTTGATCTTGCTGTTCCCGCAACAACTGCAGAACCAACTGGTTGAGAATATGCACTTGGCACATAGTCTACAACCAACCAAAATTCTGTTTGATTGAGACTTTGATCAAATGCATCCTCAAGAAGTAACGTTGTTGTTCCAGTACCTATAAAGTTAACACCGACAGGAGTACCATCTTCCTTTAAAGGAGAACCATCAGTCAATGCACCAAGTACACTATTATACCATTGATAAGATAGTGTTCCATCATTTGCAGCAGGATTTGCTGGAGTTTGTTCTGGAAATGATGCTGTTGCAAAACCACTAAATTGTGCGGAGTTTGCAATACTAACAGTTGCATCTACTGGTTCTGATATAAACGCCAGAATAGGGCCATTTATATCAAGTTGAGTTTGCTTTAAGACCATTTAACTACCTCACACAAAATTTTGACCAACAACGAATGCATACCAATTAGATCCACTATCAAAGGTCTTATATCCATATATATCAGACCTACTTGCAGTTGGAGTCATGATAGGCAATAAACCTCCACCAGGCCAATGTATTCCTAAAGCAGAACCATCATTGTCCCTAATATCATCAAAATCTACAGTGTAAGTTGTTGATGCATCCTGAGTGAATTTAATAGTAAATTCACTGCAATCTGATGGTGCATTTTCTAATGTAATTTGTGTAATATTTTCGGTGAGAGTAACCTCAAAGATTTGTGATTGTGAGAGATCTAAAGTTAATACACCCGCAACACTACTTGAACTCAGATTACTTCTAGCAATGGTCTTAAATCTTGAAAGACCCTCAACATCAAGTTTTGCTCTTGGAGTATCAGTCCCAACACCAATATTTGAATTGCTAGTCGATAAAGTTGTTCCGGAAGTTCCAACTTTAAGGTCTGTGGTTGTAACAATACCTGCAGTAATTCTTCCAGACGAACTCTGAAGATCAAATCCTGATGCTGTTGCAACACCACTTACATTTAGATCATTCGTATCAATAATTCCAACAAACTTAGCCTCACCATTTACCTCCATAGAGGTTGTACCCATTCCAACATATCCAACTTCAAGATAATGTCTAGGAACAGAAGTTCCAATTCCAACACTATCCAAATCAGTATTGTAAATGCCATTAGGAAGTTGTGTCCATCCAAATGCATTTCCATTAATATTTGTTAAACCAGAGCCATCTCCATTAATAGTTGATCCTGCTGCAACATATATTGATCCATTAAGATTAGATTCTCCAACAACATGGAGAGCATAACCATTCGCAGTAGTTCCAATTCCAACACCATCAGCATCTACACAGAAGAGTGATGTTCCAGATCCAACTTTTAACTTACAATCTCCAGGACTTGTGGTTGCAATTCCGACTTGATCAAAAATTCCAATATCAATATCTTTAGATAGACTTACAGATCCAAATCGATACCAATCATTATCAACGGTATAAATCCAACCAACATATCCACCTTTAGATGGGTTTGCATAATAAACAACATCTCCAGGGTTGCCTGCCGATGAAGGAGTAGAAATACCAACAGTATACTTTCTTGATATTGTCGTATCACCTTGAATGAATAATGAATTGGATTCAATTCCTTTATCTGAGGTAGATGTAATTTTGTTATTAAAAATAACAGGTCCGTTGAATTCTGATGTTGCAGTTCCATCATCACCACCCTCAACCTTAATTGAGCGAGTGAATAATCCTTCAATTGGGGTAATAACATTAATACCCTTCAGAATGCTAATATCTTCACCTGTTATAGTTTGAACTGGAGTATCAAAGATTTCTTCTTTACCAGTAATCGTACTTAACTTCTTGTTTCCTGCATAAGAGATACCTCTATCATTCATTCCGGTGTAGAAATTAATTCCACCCTCTCTCTTAGTCGATTGTGCTAATAACTCTTCTTGGGGCGAAATTTGACGATCTTGCTTGTCTGGGAATGCTGTTGAGTAGTTACCAGGACCGAAACCAACATATTCAAAAGTATGGCCAGAAGCACGAGAAATAGAGTGTCTTCTTAATTCAATTGGTTCGACTTTAATTTTTCTGACAACAGAATTAACTGAGTGGTCAGTTGCCTTAGATCCAAGAACTCCACGGAAAACTTCTATTGGGTTTGCTGGTGGATTAGATACTGTTGTTTTGATTCTCATAACTTCAGAACCAACTTCAAGATAATCTCCAATCTTTAAATCTAAAGTTGAAATATTCAAAAGAGAGACAGAATCTATTGTTGCACTGGAAATAGATGTAATCAAAGTAGTAGTAATGCCTGCATAAACTGCATTCATTCTACCATCAATATTTTCCTTATTTTCAGTTATATTTCCTTGGTTTGAAGTTATACCTCTTCTATATCCATATAAAGTTCCTGTAGCTGTTGGAGAATAAGTTCCAATTCCAAGATTTAGTTCAAATGAGGTTCCAGCAGTACCTACAACCTCAGTAACAGGAAAATCTCCATTATAAATTGATTCGTTAGCACCAACGATACGGACAACATTATCTACTCTTAATCCGTGCTTATTGGCAGAAAATACTGTTGCAATTCCAGTCTGATGATCATAAGTCAAAGAATTGATTCTGACAGATTCGCCAGTCAAATATGCAAAAGCATCTGTTACAAATGCTGCACCAATTCCTGCTGCTGATCCAGATCCAACAGGATATGCAGATTCAACACTAAATGATTTTGCTGCACCAATATTAACACCTGTAATTCTATAGAGATCATTAAATGGAGAATATGCTTCAGATGTTACTCCAATAACTTTAACAGTATCTCCAATATTATCATAAATTTGAGTAACTTCTACAATGGCATCACTATAAGTTCCACCACCATAAGTTCCAAATGTGGTAACTCCAGTGATTTTCATTGTATTACCAATACCATATGCACTACCACCATCCATGATAACAATATTGGTTATAGTACCAGCTGCATCAACAGATACTTTTGCTGTGGCATGTGAACCAGTGGTTGATCCTGCAAGTCCTACAAGTGTTGCATTATAAAGTTCTTCAGCAGAACCACCACCAGAACCATATCCACTACCAGCAGAAACAATGTTGACTTGAGTTATTCTATTAAGTCCATGATCAATAGATGTACTTACAACATGATTAGAAGATGATTCTGATTGGATGTCTGTAATACCAACGCCAACAAAACCTTCAGAAATCTTTTTATTAATTGTTTCCCTAGTAATACTATTTTTATTATCGTCAACGACAACTTCACCAACAAGGGAATTTGATGCAAACGATACCGTTGCCTCAGGATCAGATTTTGGATCATCTCTATTTGTTTGTGGATAGAATTCTCTTACAGGTTGTGAGAATTTTTCTTCAGTAAATGGAGTAGCTGTTGGTGCGTTTGATGCATTGACGACGGACATATAGTAAACGCCATCTTGCTCACCTGGAACATATGGTCTAACTTCTTGATCCCTATAAACGTAGTAAACGTTTTTATATTTTTTTCTCTTGAAATATGGGAGAGAAGTATTTCTTTGTGAAGTATTATTTGTAAAAGATCCAGGATCAGTAGTTAAAGTAAAAGTAAACTCTTTAGCATTATTAATTTCAGTTACAGTAAATGTTCCATTGAATCCAGAATTAGGATCACCAGATGTGTTATTTGCACTTGTAATGTTTAAAATTTCTACTTGAGATCCAACAGACAAATCATGAGGAAGTTCTGTAGTGATAGTTGAAGTATCTGATAACCAACTTGCATTAGCAATTATTTTGAAATTTCTCTGTTGGTTTTCATTTGTGATAGATCCAGTGCCAAAATAAGTTTGAATTTCTGTGTTACTAGATCCAATAGAAGAACCAGACTCTTGAACAATGAATCCCTCGACTGGTGGTCTTCCTACTACTCCACCAGTATCTTTAGGAATAACATATCTTAAGCGATATACTGTATCAACCGCATTTCTAGAGTCAGATTTACGGTTGATAAATGTTCTTGGAGTTGAAGGACCAAGATCAGTAAATCCAATTCCAATAATATTTGGATAAATCGTATTCTCCGTTGCTGCTGTTGCAACCTTAACATACCACTGAGAGTTTGTAGTATCAAATTGAATCGGGTGTCCGATATCACCAGAGTTCTTATCAGATACTCTACTAATAACTTTTAATTCTGCGCCAAGAGTATTGAATGTTAAATTATTTGGGCTTGCTACTTGATGTGATAGTGCATCATTTTGGGTTTTTGCAACTTTAATCTGACTGCTAGAAAGTCCTGAGTCAGTATCGTCAGTAATTGCAAAATATACTCTATTATTTTCTAATCCATCTGGAATTTGTCCTGTGGATCCTTGTATACGAATAGATTCGCCTGATAAAAAGGTATGTGGACTATCAAAAGTTAAAATATTTGATGCATTTGTAGTAACTGCAAAACTCTTTTCAGAACTTGATTCTGATCCAGGCATTACAATTCTAGAACTGTGTTGAGTTACAGTTCCAGCAGAAGATAAAAGAACATTTAATTGATCATTTTCTCTTGCACCGATCCTATATCCATCAACAACGTTTTGTGGAGGAACATCTGGATTTGTTTGATTATAAAGATAAAGATTAGATACCGATGCTACACCAACAGTTTTTTCTGTATCAATAGAGTTAAATTCAATTGCAGTTTCTACAGTTGAAATTTCTTTTGGTGGAATAATGTGAGTGATGTAACCTAGATCATCCTGAGTGAAAGAATTTGTTCTAAATCCTGATGCAACAAGAGCTTTTGCTCCGAAGTTAGAGTTAGAGTTGGTGATTGACATATCACCACCATTTTCAACCACAAAATGTTCAGCAAATCCAATAGCAAAGATAGATACGCTTTGAATAAACGCACTATTTGTTACTTTGATATGGAAGTTTTTATATGATGGTTTAAAAACTGCTCTAGAATTATTGCTAAGAGTTTCATTTCCAGGAGTTGAAGCATCCTCATATGTTCCACTATTTGAATTAAAGAGAACGAATGCGTTATCATCCTTTTGAAGACCAATACCAGTAAACTGGGCAACAACCATAGACTTAAATCCAGTGGATTTGTTTCCATCGGCTATAAGTCCACACATACCAAAAACAGATCTCAGAGAAACGTTGAAGATATATGGCGATGCTCCGGTTACAGTATCAGATGAAAGTGAAAGTGTAGATCCTGCTACTGTTGGAAGTGCATCCACAGGAGGATTTTGTACAGTATACGTAATTTGAGTATCATTTAATCTTTCACTAACCACAAACTGACCATTATAACCAGGTGAAGAAATTCCTTGTACTCTAAATGGAGTGTCTACATCAAGACCCTCAACAGATTCATCTGTAGTTACAGTGATAATCGTTGATGACTCAATACCAGTACCTGCTTTAATACTAGAAATTCCAACTGAACGTCCGGTAGATCCTACAATACGATATTCATCAATTTTTGGTTGAATGTCAAGAGCTGCTGATGGATAATCTGGTTCAATTGAACGTCCAGAAGCGGGACCATAAGCAATACCAACCTTCTCATAATACATATCCAAATCAGTGCGAGTAGTACTATAAATCTGGAACTCGTCACTAATACTTACACCATTAACTCCATCAGCATACTCAAAACAAGACAGTTTGTGGTGAGAGAAGTTAGGGACGAAAGTATTGATAGTATAATCTTTGAATGCTACGCCATTTGGATCAGCATCAAATATTGAAAACTGCCAGAAATAGCAACCACCAGTTACTCTAAAAATGGAAGCTCTTTCAATATTGTCATTGGTTGGATTTGGAACATACTTTGGTCTAATCTTAGTTTTACGAAGATCTAAACCAACAATAGAGGTGCCTCTCGGAACAATTACACCACCATGAATACTATTAAGCTTATAAAGGTCATTATTTGGACTTTCCAAATCAAAATTTGACGTTGAGTCAAATGGAGACAAAGAACTTGATGTTGTTCCATTTCTCAATCTAAAGTTTCCCAAACCATCAGGAATCCATCCTGGACGGTTATCAATAGTATGTTCTCCCGGATAAACTAGAATTGTTGTTTTTCCAAATCTATCATTATTGAGACCTCTCTGATAAGAAAATCTTGCCGATTCTATCAGTGCTCTCTGAATGGTTTTGAATGGTCTAGCAAGAGAATTTCCTTGATTTTCAATACTATCTGTTGCATCCAAATCATTTGGATTAACATACAGAATTGTTCCTCTAGCTGACTTTAAAAAATTATCTAATCTGGAGAGACCCATCTTATTCGTACTATAGTTCCTGTTATGGATTATTTATCCATAAAAAAACCTCCCAGTAGGAGGTCAGAATGCACAATGTGCCACTATTCACACGGAAGGAACTTATATTATATTACCTCTCTTTTGGTTTGTCAAGTATATATTCAACTGTATTAGCAACATCGTCCATAGCATGTCTTAAGTCTTCTTGTTGACCTGAGTGCTGTTCAAGTTTTGTCACTCCATTTTTAAACTCTTCACAAAGAGTCCATCTCCACTGTTGCATACTTTTGGAATACCAAAGGTTAATTTTCATAATACCTCTTAATAAGCCAACTAACGGACTTGAACCGTTGACCTGAGCTTTACAAAAACCCTGCTCTATCCAGCTGAGCTAAGTTGGCAGTCAATCTACAGGCAATAGTTCTGGATTTTCTAATTCTAGTTCATACATCATTGGGTGACACTCTTCCATCATCAAATACATTGATGCACGATACATGTCTTCCGCAGTCCACCTGCGATAAGAATTTGCTAGTTGTATTACACTTGGATTTTGTCTAGCAAGTTCAGGGAGTTCATCAAAAGTAAATGGAATATTCTGAATCAAATATAACAATACTAGATGATCTCCCTCATGATCATACCAAGCATATTTCGTGTCTATGCGGTATTTCATGGGTTTATCGGATACCCCACTATATTTAGGGTAATGCGAGTGGGGGGACTTGAACCCCCACGACTTTAACAGTCAACAGATTTTAAGTCTGGTGCGTCTACCGATTCCGCCACACTCGCAAAAAATCACTCCCCTTCCCAGGTAGGAGGATTCAGACGGCAATACTCATTGAACGTGATTTTCATCTCCTTGTCCGTCAGATTGCAGTTCCTTGCTGCTTTGGGTAAATTCCATTTCGCTGCGAATAACATTTCCATAGATTGTCGGGTTTCTGGTCTCATAATCGTAGCACTCTAGAATTTTTTTGTAAAGATCTGACGAATAATAATTCATAAAAAAGTAATAGGAGCAAAATTTTTGCCGGATTTTTTTACCCCCAAAAATGGAAGCTAAAGCTAATTTTGCTCAGAGGGGATTGGTATACGCAAGTGTGTCTTCGTCCAGGTTATCACGGCAGAGTTCAAGCACTGCCATGAACTGATCCACGGTATCGCAATCCACGACACGTTCTTCACCTTCATTGGAGTAGAGGAAGAACTTACGGGACACGGGATCCACAACGCATCGTGTGAGGTACTCGTCTTGCATGGGGTTCGTTTGATTACCTAGTTATTATAGGGTGTCCTGGGTCTGCTGTCAACCTATTTGTTGTGAGTGTATTGAGAGTTGTCTCCAGGATAATCATCGATGGTCGTACCCTCATATTCTACGATTAATTTCTCACCATCTTTTCTCTCTGCATGAACAAGATAGAAACAATCAATTGCTGATGCATTGCCAGATTTAATTTTAATTCTAGATGATCCATCAATATCATCAACAATCAGATCTTGAGTTGTCTTGATTTGAGTTAAAGTTACCGTGATCGTTTCTGCATCAACGAGGCCTCTCCAATATTCAGGTAGTTCAATGACATTCTTACCTGTCAACCTACCACGATAGTAAACTCCTGCTTCTGGACCCTCTAAACAAACGTGTCTGAGTCTCCATCCATCTTTGGTTGGGTGAGGAATATCAAAGTCTTTTCTTGAGGTAAGGGTAATGCCACCAGCACTCACTTCATTAGCAATTACATCCCCTTCTACATTCACATCACCACCATTGACAACATTAATGGCATCAAATTTTCCCTTTACTTGAAGGAATATATCACAAGCATCATCAGGATAATCATCATCTCCTGTAGTTGTTCTATGAATATAATCAAAACTAGGATGTTTAACTCCAGTTACTGGATCATCACAATTATTATTTTTAGTATCTTTTTTTACAAATTGACCTGCCATGTTGAATCTCCTTATTTTTTACGATCGTAGTGGTATCCAGAAACAGAATATTCATCATTGTTTCCTGGATAATCTGCTGGGCTCTGACCTTCATATTCTGGAATAAGTCTTTCGCCATCAGCACGGGTTCCATAGATGTGATAGAAACAATCAATGGGCATACCACCTTTTGATTGAAGATGAATCTTGTCTTCATCAATTCGTTTTACAATTACATCTTGATGAGATCCGATTGGAGTAAGATTAACTGTAATAGTTGTCCAATCAACCAAGTTTTTCCAATATGCTGGAAGAACTATTTCTTTTTTACCCGACACTCTACCACGATAGTAAACATCGTTTGATGGTCCTTCTGGACAGGTATGGCGAAGTCTCCATCCTTCTTTAGTTGGGTGAGGAATATCAAAGTTTTTCTTTGCAGATAAGATATGTCCACCACAACGGGACATTACTTCTCCTTGAGCAAGGAGATTGCCTCCAACAGTCACATCTGCATTTGTTTGAACCGCATCCATAAATCCTGCAGCACCACTCACTGCTAGTGAAAATGGATTTGCTACACCACCATAACAATTTCCACCCGGAATAAATGGTGTTTTTGAATCTGGATCAGGGTTTGATAAGGGACCAATATTGACTGTTGCATATGCTGTAGGGAATGTTGTAGAGGTTCCAAAAACAATTGGCCCTTCAGCATACATTGATCCATTAATTTTTTTATTACCTTCTCCAATAGCAGGAACAAGACCTTGACCAGTTTTTAATTGGCCACCAACCATAAGATCGTCGAAATTAAATGACATTTTTACTCCTTATACTTTTACACACTGTTTTTGAAAACTTTGTCCACCAACTTTAGAATCTTTAACTGAACATGCATCAGTGACTCCACGAATTATAGAAGAATACATTTTTAAGCATCCATTAGCACAAACTTCTCCAGTTCCGGGAGAAACAATTTTATAACTTGTGGATGCAGTAACCAAAAACTTTTTAGAATCACATAAAATATTTTCAGTTGCTGTTATCTGAACATTACCTTTAGAACCACCTTCACCAACAGCAACTAATTCAATATCAGTTCCCTGCAATCTGATTTTACCATTGGTTGCAACAATAGTTATATTACCATTTTTTGCATTCAATAGCAAACTATCTTGTGCTTCTTCATTAGCAGACCCACACTCAAGTTGAAAACTTCCGGGAGAGGTTGATGATGTCCAACCTTTTCTTGGACCATCAATATCCAGAGAAAGTTGATGAGTACCATCAGGAGTATTAAGTAAAACTCCTGCAGTCACATCTCCTTGTTTATGAATCTGGCCAAAACTGATTGATCCTTTATCATTTCCATACGTTAAGGCAGTGTAGTTTTGCTTAGCAGTATCTGTACGATTTTCTGAACCAGCTAATCGATCATTATCAGAATGTCTTGGGATGGCCATTGGTTATTTGCTTATAGAGAACTATTTAATCGATCTAAATCAATTCATCGGGAGTGTTTGGAATGTCGAGTCTAGGATCATTACTGGTAACATCAGTACCAGATCTCTCAATTGCAGATGCAGGTGTAGTAACTGTAGCATCAATGCTCTCTTGTAGTGTATCATAAACTTGTACAAGTTGTCCAGCTGTTTCATAATATCCAGCAAAACGAACACCATCTTTATAGAAGACAGCACCATAATATGCACGACCATCAACATAACCAGTTTGTTTGAGACCAACCAAATCAGTAACCTGAATAAGTTTATCTCTATCAACAACAATAGGATCTCTTATCACTTCAAATTGTGGTCTAAAGGTTGCATTAACACCTGGAGTTGGTTCCCCACCTTTTCCTTTCATTGTAATCGTAGGTGTAGAAGTAAATCCAAAACCTGGATTAGAAACAATCACTTGAGAAATTCTACCAAAAGTATCACATTTATATTCCAATTCAGCACCATTGCTTGGTTCAATTACTAGTTCATCTTCTCCACAATTATAGTTAATGCCAGGAGTAATGATTTCAACGGTCTTTAGTTTCAATGCAACAGGATATCCTGGTTGCTCTGGAGGTAAATCTGGTGGAGGAGGAACTGGATATCCATTACCTGGATCCTCAACAATAACATCAATTACAGTTCCTTTACCCCTAATAGTTTTGGGGCAAGGTGGAGGAATTAAAATTGCAGAAATTGCAAGTGGATTCTTAACCCAAGATACTGTCTTTCCTGTAGAAACTTTTATTTTCTTTTGAATAACAACAGCAAATCCAGAAGGATTATTTTTGAAAATATTGTCAGAATCTGCAGTATTTCCTGCTTCAACAACAATATCATAAACACCCGCGTCCATGTTAAATCCATCTATAACAACATTACCATTAAATTGTTTGGCTGTTGCAACATGCACACCTCCAATGAAAAGTTTTGCAAAATTATCTGCTTGGAATGCAATTTTATATTGACCATCTACTGGGAAATTAACATTTGACCATGTATATCGTTTCGTTGCATTAATTTCAGGATTATTTTGATCTATTGGTGGAAGATATGGAGAAACAGAGTGATTATTCATAAATGTACTCCATGCAGGATGTTTGAAATGGAAAATTTCTGGTCCTGTATAGGTTACATCACCACCTTTTCTTGTTACCACTTTATTTGCATTTGAAGAGTGTGCAAAGTCAACCATAAATTTACATCTATTACCTCTAATATCAAAGAATCTACCCAGACTTGAAGTTATAACAAGATCATTGTAATCACTGTCCTTAGAATCTTCCATTCTAATTACGTTGTTACCAGAATTTTTGAGTTTAGCTCTGGCACTCTGCCCTCCACTAACTTCAGTAGCATCTACATTAATAGTTTTAGTCACCTTTCCTGAGTTACCCGTCTGTCTAAATGCCTCACCAGCAACTTTAATGTTACCTACTGCTTTTCCATTTCGTGATTTATCATCATCCCATTCCAATTCAAGAGTAACAGTACCCTTACCCTTTACGATTAATTGAGACCCATCATTACTAAACCTTGCATAATCGGGTCCATCTTTTCTTAGGATTCTAAAAGACGCATCAGTATCCATTTGGAATTTTGAATCCGTAAATCTAATTCTACTATCCGAAACAGATTTAATAACGGCAAGAGGACCCCTACCTCTGCTTCCAGGTTCTGCTACCTCAATTGGTATTCCTTTTTGGACACTTCTAGAAGAACTAGTAGTACCACGAGTTTTAAAAATTACATCATATACTCTCCCAGTTTCTATTCTTCTTGTTCTTGACTCATTGAGTTGAGGTCCACCATGAGTTTTCCTAACAGCAAATTCACCAACAAGTTCAACTCCATTTGCAAATTTTGCGCTAGTTGTTACTTGGAAATTAACATCGACAGTTTTAGCTCCAGTTGGTTTGGCTGCCTCTTGCCAATCTCTAGTTCTGAATATTTTAGCATCAACCCAAGTATACGTTTCAAATCTCTCTTGAGAAAGTTCTATGTTAATTGTGTGTTTTCCTTTTTTTATAAAAACTTTTTGTAACTTTGGTTTGTTTCTAAGATTTTTCCATATCGCATCACCTGCTGTTGTAACATCAAAAACTAAATTGCCATCAAGAAATATTCTTGCAGTCTCATCTCTTTGTACGGCAAATTGATAAAATCCATCATACGGAGCATCTATCTCCCAAGTATTTGTCCAAAGGCGTCCACTACCGTCTGTATCTTCTTCTATTAATGGAGGAACAGGAGAAATTGCATATCTACTCAAGAAATCAGACCATTTTGTTACCCCTGCAGCTGCCATAGCATCAGAATAATTAACTGGCCACCAACGGTCTTTAGCAGGATATCTTGTCGTCCAGAATGGATTAGGTGGACACTCATCTTCTGATGGTGGTATAGGTTCTTGTAAAATAGGGGGTAATGGAGCATCAATAGTAACTGAAACTCCCATTGGATTATCATTCCATGGTGCTCTAGTAGGTACTTTTTTTGATACAAGTTTTGTTACTCTTGGCGCAACAACTCTAGTTCTAGAAGTTTCAGATACTGTTCCACCAGCCACTCTGACATTAGTGTCAATCTTAATAACTTCAGTGTCCTTTCCCTTCCTACCTCTTTGATTGAATTTTGCGCCAGCAACTTTGAGATTACCAACTGCCTTTCCATTCCGACCTGGATCATCCTTCCAACTCAATCGAAGTGTGATCGTACCACTACCTTTAACAACCAATTCTAGGTCGTTATCATTACTTCCTCTAAACTTTGCATACTGAATTCCAGGAGATGGGTTTAGAATTTCAAATTCTGCATCAGTATCATCCTGTGCTGCAATTGGTTGAACTTTGCTGCTTGAATCCGTAAATTTAATTTTACGATCCGAAACAGATTTAACTCCAGCAAATTTACCCCTACCTCTGCTTTCACGTTCTGCAACTTCAATTCGATATACTTTTTCTTCAGGTCTATTACTCCCTGGTATTGCTCCTCCAGCATCCGTAACTTGTATAGTTTCAGTTTCCTTGCCAGATTTACCTTTCTGTGTCCAAGTTTTATTAGCAACACTGATGGATTCTACAGCAACATCATACTTAAAAGGATTATCATCCCATTCTAATCTGATAGTAACATTTCCACTTCCTTGAACCTCAAGACTTCTTCCATCACTAGAAAATCTTGCATTGACCCCAGAAGAAGTTGAAATAATTCTAAATGTTGCATTAGCATCATTTTTATCACTATCTTTTAATTCGATTCTTCTACCATTATCCTTAACTCTAATTGGATCATTTGATGGATTTAATCCTTTATAATCTATTGGATATGTTCTTGTAACAGTATTAATAGTTTCTGTAACTTCTTCAGAAACAACAACTTCTTCTTGTATTTCTTTAAACTGTTGTCCATTTCTTAATGCTATTAAAATTCTATGAACACCTGCCTTATAATTTCTTTTTTTCTTTACTGGTTTTTGATTATATCCAGCAAGTGTCATTAATTTGTTATCAGAAGTAGCTTCCTCCCCATCTGGAAGAATCCATAAATCTTTCACCTCACCATCACCACAACCTCTAATGGTGTAAATTCCATCATATGGGAAATCTTCTTCCCATTCAAATTGAAAATCAAATGTTCCAAAATCACTCCCAACAGCATTGGAAGGAGGAACTGGTGATACTGCATACTTATTCATAAAGTCATTCCAGATATGCCCTGCACCTATTGCGCCTTCCAGTCTACCTAGTGCTTTTTGTCTCGCTCTATACGGTCCATCTGTAACGTTAATCAAGGATCGACTATTATTATAACCTTTTGCTATTTTAGGACTTGAAGTAACTTTTAAAGGTGCTTCTTTTTGTGTCGTCCACCAAGGTTTAGTTAGTTGCTGTAAAAATTCTTGATACTCTTTAATTTGTCTACGAATGGGATCCTCATTTAAACTCGCATAAACTCTAGGATCCCATATACCAACAATACTACCATCTGTTGAAAATTTTGGAACAGCAGGTGCTTCATCAGAGACACACAATTGATAATCTTCAAAATCTTCAAAAGCATCATAATATTGAAAACCCCTTGCAGATGATATGCCTATGATAGAACGTACTACAGATCCCACTCCTCGTCCACAATTATCTTCTACTTTAGTTAATGGTGCATATTGATACCCATAACCACCACGAATAAGATCAACTGCCAGCAGAGATCCATCTGTTCCAACAATAGGATTGCCTTGAACACCAACTCCACCTCCACCAAAAAAATTAACTTTTAATGGTCCACACTTTTTATCTTTTTTGCCGGATGAAGAACCTCCAATAGATTCCCCATACACAGATCTTGGTGATCGTGCAACTTGGTTCGTATCAAGAGAAAATAGATCACCAAGATCTAGATCAGAACTGGCTATGTCTAATTGAATACCTTCACATCCCAGTGTTCCAGAAGATCCAATCAGGTCATTAGGAGTTAATGCATTAACTTCATTAATGTTTAAATATTTTATACATTCCCTGGTTCTAAAAATAAAAGTTGTTCCAGGATTATTCTTGGCATGAAGATTGGCATCGCAAACTGTAAGTCCATCAATAAATCCACCATCGGGATCAATGTATCCGACTCTTATATCATCTTTTGTTGGTCTGCCAAAAATGTTAAACGCCATTATTTACAAATTGCCGTAATAATATTTATCTAATATTTTGATGATAATTTTTTTATATTCTATCAATATAATTCTAAATCTGCTTCCTCTTTTGATGGTCGAGCGAATGGAATTTCATCAGATGGTTTCACGTTAGGTTTTGCTTGACCTGCTGCATCATCAACTGATTTTTCACTAGGAGTTTGAGAATCTGGTTGAGAAGCACCACCATTTGCAAAAACATAAAAATCTGAAACAGCGACATTAGGTTTCAATTCACATCCAAATATATCGAGAGACATGTTTGAAAATGAGAGTGCAGAAGTAACACTGCCATTAATTTCAGGTACTAATCCTTTAATATTTTCAAGATAGTCTGCTACTCCTGCCATTTGATTTTGCATATCATCAAGAAAACCATTAATATTATCTAAAATAGAATTGTTTGCATCATCAATTTCATCTTTATTAAAAGCAATTACTTTTCCAACTATACTTTCAGCAGCACACATGGGAACAAATGGTGCAGTAGCATTGGTTTCGCCATTTAAGTTTTCTAATGCCCTATCTTCTACTTCATCCATTGGAACTTTATTTCCATTAGAATCTCTAGCTTGCAATGCATCATCTAGAAGAGATTGAATTAGTCCACAAAGAGCTCCTGTCATCTTTCCATAAAGACAAAGAACCAATTCAGTAATAATTTCTTTCATGTCCGAAAACATAAATCTCATGTTAGAAGGCATTGCTGAAACTGCGCTTGTTAAGGCTGCATTCAACTTCTTTAAGACAAATTCCATCATCTTATCCATAATAATTTTCATATACTTAGCAATTTGGCAAGCAGCATCACTAATAAGTTTTTTTATATCGGATATAGTGTTTGATACTGCATCAATATAACTTCCAAGAGCACTAAGATACTTATTAATTTTTTGAGTTAACTCATCCATAACAGTTTGGATTGCTTTAATTGCTGATCGAACCTTATCATTTCCAGGTTTCATTACAACAATTTTTTCTTGATACTTATCCTCTCTCTTTACATCAGAAGCACTTATTTCATGAACTGCATCTGGGTTTTCTTTTGTTGCCCCAGGTTGTGATGGAGCACTAGCAGAATTTGCCTGAGAACATCTGTTTTTAATGCCAGTAGCAACTGCTTGTTTTATTTCATCAGCAATGATTTGTGCAGTTTCTGCTTCGGTTAAATCCTCAAATTCTCCAGAATTTATTCTGTCTGCAAGTTCTGCTTTTTTAGATTCAATATCTGCTCTTTGTTGTTGAGTGGGACTACCTACCAATCCATACTTGTTAAGTGGAACTCCTGGTGGTGGAGGAGCACATTCATTTACTTGTTGTTGAGTTTTTGGTTTAGTGACTACTAGTGCTTCATCAGGAACTTGTTCTTTAGCAGGACCTTTTGGCTCTTTTCCCTCAGCAAATCCACTAGTTGCTGCAAAGTTAGAGTCATTATTGCCAATTTGAGTCTTTAATGCAGTTTGTGCATTATTACCAAGAACTCCCATAATAACAGGAACTTGTTGATCCTGACCATCTAAAAAGAATCCAAAGACAAAATTACCTTGTCTAAGATTTGGAGTTTGTTTTGAATTAGTCTGTCCACCACCTGCAGTGATGGGATACATCACTTGGGCCCAGGGAAGTTGATCTGATGGAATGGTCTCTTCTTCTTTATCGTGAAGACCTATGATTCTTACTTTATATCTTCTACCCCAACCAGGAATACTATTTTTATTTTCAAATTTACCGGAAAGAATATTATCTCTCCAAGTAGAATCGTCGGCAATTTGTCCTACCCACCATAGGAAACTACCGCCCAAAAATCCTGGATTAAATAATGCTCCGCCTTCCATGTATTATCAGTCTTCGTAAATTCTACATTCGTCTGCTTCTGGATTCTCATCACAGTACATTTCAAATGCTGTTGGATCGTGATCTTCATCAGGATGCGCTGCCTGATACTTCTCAAGATGATCTAACTCGTCTGCTACATGACGACGCATCTGTGGAGATAGAGTTCCTTTCTCCAGCATATCTTTGTCGTCATTAATATGTTGTTGAATGCTTCTGTCTGTCATAATGGAATACTTCCTGAACTATGATTACCTTTTCTTCCAAAAGAATCTCTAACAAGATTTAATTTTGTATATGTTTCTTTTGGAGAAATGAAATGACATAAATCTGCTATAATATATAGACCACCACTGTCCTTACTTACTTCATCAGTTTTTACATCAGGTTTTAGTTCTGGCGAATCAAGAAAGATAACATCACCAGCATGTAAAGAAAAATCTCCAGGAATTGTGATGGTTGATTTTTGAGCAAACAATTGGCCATATCTCATAATCGATTGATTTAGAATATCTTTCGGTTGAAAATTTTCTTCTGTTGCTTTTTTTAATTGTTCTTGATCTTTACCAGTGCCGCTACCAGTAGGTAAAGATCCTTTATCAAGAAGCATATATGTAGTTCTAGAAAATTCTTTGTTTCTCCCTTCTCGTTCGAATTCCTTATTCAATACTGGCAAATCTTTTCCTGCAGTTTTGTAAGAGGATTTTTTTTGTTCTGCAGTGGGTGTAATGACTTCATAATAACAACTAAAAGGATCAAACAAAACAGTTCTTGTGGAGAAAGCACCCATTTGCAATTTATTTTGAACATTCACAGCATTATCTTTTTTAAAATCAAGTGCCTTTAAATCATAACCTTTAGGAGTTTTTTGACCACGGCCGTCTGGTGATTGGTTGAAAATGATTGATTTCTTTTTTTCTTGAGCAAGTAACCCGTCAATAGATTTGAAGAAAAATCCATTATAGGTTTCATAGAAAAAGTAACCTGCACTATCACCTTGCTTTTGATTCTTTGCAGAGACTGATTTTTTAGATAACCAATTCATCACATAATATGGTTTACGATTATTACCAATAAAATTATAATTATTTGAAGTTTCTTCAACATCTACTTTTTTTTCTGTTCCAAGATAGTTTGGATCAGTTAATATTTTTTTTATATGCTCAGATATCTTTCCATCAAACCTTTCATTTAGTCTAACTTTTTCATTCATTATAAATTCTTTTGAAGTTAAGTCAAGTTGCACCATAGATTTAGTTGTATCATTACTCATTGGAGTAACTTTATTTACATATAAAGTCATCTTCAATTTATTTTCATTGTTATCATGAAATTCAACACCTACTTTCTCTTGACCTACAATAGGAAGGCCCTCTAATGCAGTTTTATCATTAATTGCATTTCCAGTATCAGCAAAAGTAACTGTTGCCCTCACAGAATCTTGAAGAATACTTTCATAGTAAAGCAATCCAGTTATACCACCAACAACACTTACCGTATCCCCTTGATTTTTATTTGATATAATATCAAGTTGATTGATATGAGATGGTTCTGCAGATTTTGATGTGATTTGATTTGCCATTTGATATAACCTCTTAATTATATTTAACCACCTTGATAAAGAGCTTCAAATGGATCATCATCACTACCACCACCAAAAGACATAGGTGCCATAGCCATAGATGATTCATCAGATTCAAACGAATCTCCCTCTTCTACATCATCAGCAGATACAAATACTTCATCAGGCGGTCCAAATCCATATTCATTGATAGATTGTAACACACTTGCCAACTGTTGCCTGCTATCTGCACCAATAATTGCAGGCAAAATGCCTGGAGCCATCTCATTCAAATATTGAGTGATTTTACTACCAACAACACCTTCAGGTTTCCCACTCTCACCAAGAATAGCAGGCGTCATTCTATTAATTATACCACCCTCATCCATTAATCTCACACCAGCAAACCAATTTGTTCCAGCATATGAATCCCAGTGATTTCTATATTGCCATCCACCTCTCGTACTATGATCATATTGTTTTGTTAATCCATCATTAGCAGCAATGCCCACATGAGTAATTGCATGTTTATTATATTTTCCACTAGAAGTTGTTTGTCTCCATAAAATAATATCGCCGGCTTTAATCTGTGATTTATTACGAATGATTTGTCCCAAATCACTTCCACCAAAAGATGCAGCAGCTTCCTGACCCCTGGTCCAAGAACTAGCTACTGGTATATCCAGATCACCTTTTTTTGTAGTTTTTCCTCCACCACCTTTAAAAGTTAATCCAAATTCTTTTAGACCACCAGCCGCAAGAGCACTTCTAGTTGTCCTTGCACAACCATTGGCTACACCATTTTCCTGTCCCAATATTTTTTTAGCACCAGCAAGAATTTTGGCTGCTTTTGGACTACCATCCCCAGATAATCTTGCATCACCAATATCACCACCACTAGATGATGTTACATCAATCGATCCAATATCTCTTTCACTTCCAGTAATACCAGAATACTGATTCAACAATCTCCTAAGAGCTTGAGCATATGCAGGATCAGTAGCATATCCCTCTGCTCTCAATTGATCAGCGGCTGCAAGAGCAGACGGTGCATTGTTTACACCCTTGTATCCTTTATAATCTTTATACCACTCAGTTACTAAGTGATTAACAGCTCCCTGTGGTTCGTTAAAATTCTTAAACCTTTCATCAAGAAATACATCCTTACCATTGATTACTTCTCTTGTTCTAGAAACCGTTACATCAGTGTCAGATGCAGTTGCTTTGATACCAAAGAAGTTATTTCTAGCAGCCAGTTTAGTTCCCCAACCTGACTCTAATGCAAATTGTGCTGCTACCAATTCTGGATATCCTGCTCCTGCCTTTTGACCCATCGCATAAAATGCTTTCCACTTTTCTTTATTAGTGCCGGTTACAGCGCCCATTGAACCGCCAGAAGAAGCAGAAGAAAAATCTGATAACATTGATGTGTTTACAGATTGGCCTGTTTTTCTTGCTTCTTTTGCAATATCGCTCAGACTCTTATCAGCACTTTTTTTAATACTTTTTTCAAAAGTACTCCCAACCCATTTAGTAATATCACCACCTTCGGTTGTGGCAAATATAGATTGAACATCTACCATACCTCCATTTGCAAAGGCAGCAGCAAGACCTCCACTTAATGTCCCATCACTCAATCCTCTTGATATTAACTGATTAATACCAAGTCCAACATTTTCATAATCCTTTCGTTCTGGTTTTTTTCCTGTTAATATTTTAGCAGTTATTGCAAGAATAGGTCCAAAGTAATCAGTTTTCCCTAAATTTTTTCCGGTTTGTTTAATAGTACCAAGAGGACCTGCACCCGAAGATTTTGGTTTTGAGAATAATCCAAGTATTTTACTCTCACCACCAACATCTATTCCTGGATTATCAAATTTAACTTCTCCAGGTTTTCTAACTACCTTTCTCTTATATCTAAATTTAGAAACAGACCTTCTTGGCCCAGTTCGGCCACCAGAACCACCGCCACGATACCCCATTCCTTTGGTTCCCTTTTCGCCATAAAGACTTCCCCAGGAACCTTTTTTATCAAGTCCATCTGCCCAGTCTTTCTTACCAACAAGTCTTAGCAGAGGACTTAAAAATCCGGCAAAATGTTCTCGAATACCATCTCTAATTCTTGCATCAAACTTTGCAAGATTCTTTGCTTGTTTAATTTTATCCTCATCACTTAAGAAAGGATATCGAATTAATTCAATAGCATATCTAAATGGAGCACCAAGAATGTCTAAAGTGACTCCAATACCATTTAACATCCAATTCCCGAATCTCAAAAATGGCATAACAAAAGCAGAGGTTGCCATTTTAAATGTTCGTGTTATAGGATTGGGATCTTTTTTTGCTCCCTCACCAAATTCATGTACCTTTTTCTCAAAACCTTGCGATGCTTTCTTGACTTGGAAAGATCCTTCTCCCAGTGCGGATGCAAGTAAACCTACCCCACCAACAATTGCAGCAGCAGTTCCAACAGTAAGACCAGTACCTTTGGCAGCAACACCAGTTAGCTTGCTAGTTAGAGTTTTTGCAGCTAATTTCTTTTTTAATTTGTTGCCAATAAAATCTGTAATAATATCACCAAGGCCACCACCACTATCACCCATGGATGACGTGGCAATTGATGCAGCAATAGCAACTGTGACTAATGTTTGAACTGTACCAAGAAACTTATCAAATGTTTTTGCAGCATTTTCTCCACCAAAAGTTTTTAATGCGTTTTTGGTAAAATCAATTGCTTTATATCCCCAATCAATAAATGTAACTAACCCATTCAGAACTTTTCCACCAACATCAATAACAAAGTCAGCAGCATTTCCAAGAAACTTCAGTAATGGTTTTATTTTTGGTAGATATTTTATCAACCTTATGGCAAAGTATCCAAGTATTATATTACCAATAAAGTTTTTAATCCAACCCAAAAACCCCATCCTTGGAAGTTTTGGTGTTTTGATTTTACCTTTTCCTGCTTGTGGTTTTGTTTCTAATTTTTCTTCAGATTTATCTCTTCTCTTTTTACTTTGCTCTCTCTTGTCAAGATCAAGTGATTTCTTCTCTGATGCAAGAGTTCCCTTTAAGATTTTTTCAATCTTAATTACATTTACTTTAACAGATGCAATATTCTTAACAGATTTTTGTGATAAAACAACTCCAGATGATCCAGAAAGAACTAATTTTTGATTAGTTTCCGCTGTAGATTTGTTTAAAAGTTTGCTTGAAGTTATTGCCATTTGTTATACCTCAGAAAATACCAAAGAGTTTTTGTCTTTGTTTTCTATTTGCAGTACTAGCAGGACTAGTTGCACCAAAATTCGGAGTCTTTGGAGCTGCATTAGCACCCTGAGAATATCTAGACCTCTTAGAAGATGATTTTACAACTGTAACTTTTGGTTTAGGTTTAGGTGATGGAGTAATACTCGGAACTTTTGGTGGATCTTTTTTAATTTGTGCTGGTTGTTGATTTTCGGCTTGGCGTTTCATCTCTGCACTAGCACCACCGAACCATCCAGCCTTATCCCACCAAGGACGTTTTGCTTCAAGTGCTTTTTGATTTTTTATCTCTGCCTGTTTTTTTCTTTCTTGTTCAGTTTTTTCTTGTTTCAACTTTTCATCAACTAATCTTTTTTGGGTTGGGCTAAGTTGTGCTGCAAACTTTTTGAGATCACCAAGTTCTGATAGTTCATCAATTTGTGCCTTTGATTTAAATCGTTTTGGATCTAATCCTCCACCCTCTTTCGCAGCATCATAACCAAATAATTTATTTCTAAGTGCAAGAATATATTGAGGAAGACCTCCACCCTCGGTAGCATCTTGCATTGGTCTCAAATCTAACTTTTTAGCAATTTGTCCAAGTGGAATATCAAGTGGGCCTAACTTTAACTTTTTATTTTCATCTTGGAAGGATGCTACTTGCTTTTCATATTGCCTTTGAGCATCTGATCCAGGTCCACCAAGATCAACCTTTCCAGGATCAAATCCATAAGTATCCAAAAGATATCCTTTTCCTGTCTTTGGATCAACATAAAATCTTACACTACCTTGTTCTCTATATCTTGGATCAGTCTTGTCAACTTTGGCATATGGATTAATAACATCACCACTCTTCAAAGTTCCTGCAGACATTTTTTGTTTCAAAATATCCATATATACTTTTTTACTTTCCTTACTCATCTTATTGAGTTGCATTTCACCAATATTATATGCACTCTCAATTCCAGACTTACCAGTAATCATAGCTTGAGCCGCTAGATCACCATACTTTGCGTTTTCTTTTGATATTCCAATAGATTTTAAATAAGACTCAGTTTTCATCTTATTCAAGCTATTAACAAAAGGCAAATTTGGAAGCAAATCACTTAAAAAGTTTGTTGCTTGGTTTTTTGCTGCACCGGACAGTTGACCATCTTCGTTCAAATATCCACTTTTTACAAGTTTTTTTTGTATATCTCCAACAGCTTTTGAAATATCTTGAACTCTTGGATCTGATTTTAACTTTTTAAAAGTGTCTTGAATATAAGTTTGAACTCCACTTGCACTTTGAGTAATTTGATTTCCTAGACCACCAAGAGTGCCTCCACCAAATTCTCTTGGTATTTTAATGCCTGAAATATTTGGCATTCTAAAGCCACCACCTCCACCCCAAGTACGTGGATCTTGTAGATTGATTCCTTGAGAACTAAAATAGTTGCCAATGTCTATTAATGCTTTTCTAGCATCACCAATATATCCACCACCAGCAGCATAAGTTGTTCCACTTACAATCTTTGGTACGTTTGTTCCGCCACCAGCAGCATTCATTGCTTCTAGTGTGCCAACTCCATACTTATCAACAGCACCACGAGACATGACAAATTCGCCATCACTCAACATGGCAGGAACTTTGTCTACACCCTTCTCGCCGCTGACAAAACCATTTGATTTGCCACCTCCAAGAAGCATTCCAAGAGGACCAAACATAGCGCCCATAGAAGCGCCACCCATCATACCTTTAAAATTAAATCCACCACCAGAGAATGAAGGAAAACGTGGTTTTACATAACCACCACCATTAAAGTTTTGTATTTTTGTTTGTCCGGCCTCTCCGCCACCACCATCACCTTTAAGAGCATTACCTATAGCTACAGTGCTACCAACAGCAAATAAAGTTTCTAATCCAGCACCAAGAAGTTGTCCTTTCTTGCCGCCAAGAAATTTACTTACCTTAGATAACTTACCACCAACACGACCAATACCTGCTTTTACTGCAAGTTTAGTCGCCAATGCACCAATTTTAATGGTACTCTTTATGAGTAAACCAACCAATCCCCTAGCAAACCTACCAAGAGACGTTCCAAATACAATATAAAGAGATAAAAGTTGAGGAGCCCAATCCTTAAAGAAACGTATGACTGAATTAAGTTTTTCTCTATTCTGAGGATTGCCGAACCATCGAATAATTTTAACTAATATTCTACCAAAAATAATGGTTCCAATAAACTCAAGTATTCTATCAAGAATACTTTTAACAGGTTGTATAATTTTTTGTGCTGTATTAGCAATACCCTGAAATGCTTTTTCTAATTTGCTTTCAGCAAGTGCTCTCTTTTCTTTCTCTTTTTTTCTTCTTTCGCTTTCAGCTTGTTTGGCAGAAAGTTTTTTCCTTCCTAGTAATATTTTTGCAATAGAATCTACTGATTTTGAAATTGTAGAAATATTTTCTTCTACATTTTTACCACTACCACCAGGTAATTTTGATCCAATATCTGCACCACTTATTCTACCACTTTGAGTCTTAGATGTAGTTTTAAGACTCGTAATTTTTTTAGAATTAATATTTGACTTCTTTTCTATCTCACTAACACGACCAACAAGTTTTCTTGTGTGTCCAGCAAGACTACTTATATTCTTATGAATACTTGAAAGATTTTTTGAAGAACCCGTAAAAGTTCCTCTCCCAAATTTTTCAGCAGAGATGGATATCTTTTTAAATTGTACGTCTAGGTCCTTTAAGTCCTTAGAAGTTTGCATTGCTCATCTGCTGCTGTTGATTTAACCGTTCTTCTTCAAGATGTTGCTGCAATAAAGCAATATAAACATCTCTTTCCCATGGTATCATATTTTCTATCTCCCATAAAGAATATTTATGATACTGCATCAGGGAGAAATTGAGACGAAAATAATTCTCAAGATCCATATGGACCATGCTTATGCGAAAAAAGATGCTAAGCCCTCAAGAACAACCTCACTTTCAGTTTTTGTCTTTGGATTCTTAACTTTAATTGTATGAGATAATTTTGGCATTGTCTCAAAAAATGTTTCAATATTTTTGAACTGAGAAGAGTTCATTGATTCAAGAAATTCATTAATTTCTTTTTTAGAAACATCACTGGAAGTCCACACTTCTTCTTCAGTAAAAATCTTATCAATACAAGAACCAATCAATTCAAAGGATTGATCCATTGCGTTTTTGTTATCAAAGTCAAAATTATTTTTGATAAATTGATCAAGAGATGGATACTTCATTTCCATCATGATCTTATCATCAACCTTGATACGATTTGTATGTTCTTTACTTTTTTGAACTTCAATATCATCAAGATTGATTTTTACAGGAACCTGTGTCTCTCCATCATCTGGACAAATAATATTAACTTCAAGTTCTTCTCCAACAGATTTACCACGAATATTCAAAAACAAAAATTCAATATCAAATGTTGGGAGGGTTTCAACTTTAATATTTTTAGTTAAAATACAATTTTTAATTACTGCCTTAATTGCTGTTGTAATTTGCTTATTGTCTTCACTCTCCAGTGCAATTACAAGAAGTTTTTCTTCTTTAACTAAAAACGGCCTATATCGAATTGTTTCTTCTGTCGATGGCAATTCAAGTTCATAAGTTGGTGTAGAAATTTTTGGTAAAGGCATAATGTCCTATAGTGTATTTCAGATGTGATTATTTAGATACTTAACCGGATGATTTAATCAAACTGAGAAGCATGTTCTGGATCAAACTGTCCACTAAGTTTAGCTTGCATCGATCTAGCAAATTTCGTATGTTTGCTATCGGGACTTCCTGTATATCCTGAAGCTCCCCAAGCAACTTGGTAAGCATCATCTTGATTGAAGAACTCTGAATTTGATGCAAAACCATCATTATATCCCGCTTGTTCTATTGGGGTTGATGGATTTCCTGGTGCTCCAGGATCAGCTACCTTATTTAAAACATATCTAATATATGCCATGGAAACAGTACATTTTAAAAGATTGGAAGATTCATAAGAAACAGGCATAGAAGATATGCTGATTGGATATGATTTCACAAAATCATATCTCAAGTATTGACCTTTACCATAACTACTTTTTTCAAATTTAGTGACATGCAATCCACTTGCAGAATATTCATCAATATACTGAAATCTATAAAAATAATTGTCATATGCTGATGTAATGTTTCCTCTTTCTGGTTGAGGTTTCTCTGAAGATTCTTGTGAAATAAACTTCATCCAAGTTTCAAAGACTCTAATTGGCAAATAAAAATCAGCATCAACATAAAAAGTTAAATCAATCCTATCATCATAGATTCTTCTATATGCATGTTTTTCAGTGACCCCATGAAAATCACCAGTAACTTCAAGTGTTGCCAGGTTAGAACCTGGGAGTGTTGCATCACAACACATTAAGTTCAATCTATCAAGGTTGGTTGTTGTCAAATTAATTCCATTATCAGATAAAAACCCACCACTTGTTAGTTTTTTAGGAAGACCAATCCCAACCTCAAAATGAGAAGTTGTTGCGGGATGTAATAGTGCAGATTTGATATCGGCTATGCGCTTTGGAGTAGGCATCTATAAATAGTTTTTGACCTTATATATTATGTATGGCAGAAAGTATTAAAAGTAAATACCACCCATCATATCCCAGCAAATATAAAGGTGATTCAAATAATATTATATGCAGAAGTAGTTGGGAAAGAAAATTTTGTAGGTATTGTGACTTAAATGAGAATGTTCTTCAGTGGGGAAGTGAAGAATTTTATATCCCATATGTTTCACCTGTTGATAATCGTATTCATAAGTACTTTCCAGATTTTATCATGAAAGTCAAAGAAAGTACAGGAAGAATTAAGACATATGTAATTGAGGTTAAACCAAAAAAACAAACTGTACCACCTAAAAAACGACAACGACAAACAAAATCATACCTATATGAATGCAAAACATATGCAGTCAATCAAGCAAAGTGGAAAGCTGCAGTTGAGTTTTGTGCGGACAGAAAAATCGAATTTAAAATAATCACGGAAGACGAACTAGGTATCAAATGAATCGTATCGAACCCGTAAGATTTGACATTCAATCTGAGAAGAATATTGATGACAGAATGGAGTTAATCATGTATGCCTTGAATGATACTGTAGCACCAATTCCCGAAGAGGGAAACTTTTGTACCTTTAAATATTATGCAAAGACTCCTAACATCGAGTATGACCAACACCCACTAGTTGCAGTAACTGAAGTACTTCGATGGGGATTTCGTGGTATAAATTTTCATCTTAGAAAGTATAGACAATACACTTGGGAAGAGTTGGGAACTCAGGTTTACGTTGTAGGAAAAGATGAACTTGATGATTTGTTATCACTAGATTATGAGAAACGTGTACTAAATAAGTAAAAAAGAACCATATCTAATGGCATCTGCAACTAGCGGTATAAGCAAAATAAAAACATATACAGGAAACGCCCAACAGAGGCGTAGTGGTAAGGGTTCTAGTGTAACAAATCATTATAAGACCCAAGTCACTACTCTTGCAGGTGGTGGTGTTAAGAGAGAAACCTTCAGAGTTGATGCAAATGGAGGAAATTCTGTAAAAATTTCAGAAGTTACTACAGATAAAGATGGTAAGATTACTAACGATACAGTACTACCTGCGGCCTCAGCAATAGAAAAGAAATCATTAAAAGATCCAAACTCTAAATTGAGCAGAGAGGTAAAACAGCAAACTAAACAAGCTGGAGATCAAGCAAAGAAAAGTTCAATAGATGATACTACTGATGAGGCAATTGATAATGCAGGTGGTGGAGGTGGCAATGATGCAAAGACAGAAGAGGATGAAGATTCTACAACAGAAGCACCAGAATCAGATCTCAAAAGTCAGAATGAGGAAACAAGAGATGATTTTAGAAAGGATTTAATATATCCATTAACTTTAAATCCTGAGTTTCAAGATATTCTAAAAATTGATATGGTGAAATATAGTCCTAAAGCTATGGGTACAGGACAATTCGGAAATACTTTCCAGGATAGAAGAGCGATAACAGATGGTTCCAATAGTAATATAATAGGAACAGTAATGCTACCAATTCCTGCAGGCATTCAAGATCAGAATACTGCAAATTGGAACATGGATCAGATGGATCCAGTGAAATCTGCACTTGCTAATATAGCAAAAACAGGTATGACACAAGGTTTAGGTGCAGCTGTAGATACTGCTGGCAATACAGCACAGTCTGCTGCAAACAATTCTGGTGAGGTTGAGGAGATGATCGTAGGAGGTCTAGTCAATCAAGCACTTGGAACACAAAACTTTTTATCAAGAACTAAAGGTGCTGTTGTAAATCCCAACATGGAATTATTATTCCTGGGACCTCAACTAAGAAGTTTTGGTTTTTCATTTAAATTTTCTGCAAGAAGTGCTCCTGAATCTGATATGATAAGAGACATCATAAGATTTTTTAAACAAGGGATGTCTCCTATTAGATCAAAATCTAATTTATTTTTGAAGGCACCACATACATTTAGACTTACATATAAGAATCAAAACCAAGATCACATTTACTTAAATAGATTTAAAGAATGTGCATTAACAAATTGTGCTGTTCAATATACACCAGAAGGTCAATACGCAACTTTCCATACAGGTGCAATGGTTTCTTACCAAGTCAACCTAACCTTCCAAGAACTTGAACCAATATTTAATGATGATCATGGCAAAGCAGACGGCAACATAGGATACTAAAAATGTCAAACTATTTCAGAAGACTTCCAGATTTCGAATACGTTAGCAGACTTCCCGATGCTAAAATATCAGACTACGTAAAAGTCAAAAATTTATTTAAAAAAGGTGCTCTAAGAGAAGACATCTTTCAGAATACAGTATTCTTTACCAAATATGATATCAAAGGTGATGATAGACCAGATAATGTTGCACAAGAAATTTACAATGATCCAACATTAGATTGGGTTGTTTTAGTATCAAATAATATTATTAACATTCAATCTGAATGGCCTCTTCCACAAAATGTTTTTGACAGTCACCTTCTTGAAAAGTATGGGGATTATAATACTCTTTATAATGGAGTTCATCATTACGTAACAACAGAAGTTAAGGATTCTTCAGGAACAGTTATAATGCCAGCAGGAGTTAGAGTTCAATCACCATTTAGTTTCACATATCACGATCTTACTTTTGATACTTCACCACTTGAAGATGTACCAGAGGGTGAAATTGCAACACCTAAAGATGGATTTGTAATTGATACCGGAAACATTGCAGTTCCAGTAACAAACTATGAATATGAAGAAGAACTTGAAAATAAAAAAAGAAATATCTACATATTGAAACCAGAATATCTGAACATTGTCACCGATGACTTGGAAGAAATGATGACATATAAAAAAGGTTCCACTCAATATGTGAGTGAAACCCTTAAGCGTGCTGATAATATTAGACTTTATGAATAATCACTCTTCAGCCAAACGCTGGAAATATGAGAGTGCATCATCTTCATCTTCACTAGAATTAGATTTTGAAGAACTCAAACTGCTCAATTGCTGACTCAGTTCTTCAGGAAGTTCAGACTTCTGAGAACGTGAAGAGAAGTCGGGAGAATAAGAACCACGATCATTATCTTCATTAGCAGTCTCCTCATCAAAACGAGGACGTGAAGAAGTTTTTTGTCCAAGGACTGCCTTGAGACGAGTTTCAAGTTGCTCATAAGACTTGAACTGATCTGGAGCAGTGATAGCAGTCAGTGAATACTGCTTCTTCCAGATAGCTTCCATTGCATCGTCATCATCCAGAAGAGCACCAGGACGATCAAACTCAGAAGCATCATAGTTCCAGTAACCATCCTTCTTCTTCAGTTTCAGTTTGAAATTAGCACCTTGCCAGAAGTCGAAAGGATTGATTGCCGTTTCATCTTCAAACTCAGGTTGCATTGCTTCCATGATCTTATCAAAGATCTTCTTACCGAACTTATAGAGGAAGACACGACCTTCATTCCCAGGATTAGCAGCATCCTTTACAACATAGATGTTGGCATAATAAGACAGTTTACGCTTCTGCTTACGAACAGTGTCCTTATCTGCATCGCTGCCACTGTTCCACAGTTCACGATTGTACTCACCAAGGGGATCTTTCTGACCAATCGTAGTCAGAGAATTTTCAATGTACCAACCACCAGGGCCTTGGAAGGCATGGGAGTACATCTTTGCCCAAGGAAGTTCTTCTCCATCAGGAGCAGGCAGGAAACGGATAACTGCATAACCATTACCAGACTTATCCATTTCTGGTTTCCAGAGACGGTCATCACCACCGCCACCAGTATTGTTCATCTTCTCAACCTCCTTGACCAGTTTGGAAGTCAAGGAACCAAGAGAAGATTGCTTTTTAAGATTTGCGAAAGACATAGGATTTTTTTGGATTAATTGGATTTGGCTTGTGTGTACCCCAGTATTCTACAGGTCAGAACCAGTCTTGTCAATCTGATCCTTCATCACTTCAAGCATTTTTGACATGTTACTGAAGACAGTATTCATATCAGAATCGGGTGGAAGACCCATCATAGTTGCGGATTCGACAATGCGATCCTTCATCATCTTTGCTTCAGGATCGTCTGATAAACTCAGACGAGTATAAAGAATTCTCTGTTTATCAAGAAGTCTTTCCAACATACCTACATGAAACTTTTTCTCCTCTTTATTCATAGAGGGGAACTTGAAGACGTTACGATAAACATCTTCTTGCAACTCACTTATTTCCGTCATTTCTGCACGGACTACATCAGAATCGAAAAAACTCATTTACTTAATACAACCTGTTTTAGGATTTTTTTATAGTGGAATACATCGATATTTAGGAATGGAGAATATTTTTTAATTCTCATACTGACGGTTTCCCACACAGGATCACTTAATTTGTCATCAAAGTCCTGACGGAATCCAAGAATTTTATCAAGGATTACCATAGTTTCGGCAGATATCTCATCACTTAGATATTTTTTAAGAATGATTGGATGGCCTTTCTTTGGTGAAAATACTGTATCAATCTTTTGATTTGATAGGACACTTTCAACCTCTTCCTTAAAGATGTAAGAAAGTGATTGATTTCTTTTCTTCCATGACATATATCTACCCTCACCTTCTCTTACCATTTCTCCTATCCAAAGCTTACTTGGATCAGTGCAGGTGATAAAGTTAGATACAAAAAACTCTACAACTTCCCTATCATCTTTATTTCTGGCTAATTTTTCAAACCAAAATCTATCCTTTCTTTTATAGAAAGATTGAACAGTTGCTCTACTCTTGCCACAGTATTTGTGATAATCATAACTGTCTTTAGTGAAGTGATTCTTTAAAGACAGGTAGCATTTATATGCATCAAAAGGCATCATTCATTATAATGGTAGTTTTGCTCTTGAACTTCTCTTGAGAAAGTTTAATTCCATTGCTTCATATTTGATCTTTTCCTTTAAAGGTTTTGAGATCAATTTAGGAACTGATTCCAAATCAATTTTATTCTGCTCACAGAAGTAAACAATGGCATCAATATAACTCATACCATCAGTTTCATGAACAATTGATTCAATTTCCTGTGCAAACCGAGAAGGACAAAAGAATTTACTTTCTAATACTTTTTCTAGTTCATTCTCCATTCTCTGACCTAAGATTGTGAGATACAAATTCTTTAATATACCGAACTAATAATTTAATATAATCCCCTTTGTTTCTTTTGTCAAATACTTTGACTTCACCACCAGGAGTAACCATCAAAGTGATAAGTTTTTTGATCGGGATTCCTGTCAATTCATAATATGCAGCCGCATAGAACATTTCTTGGACGAAGTAGTTTTCAATCCACTTCTCAGGTTTAATCTTTTCAGATGTTTTAAAGTCAATGACTGCAAGTTCTCCTTCGTACTCTGCGATGCAGTCAACTCTACCAGCTAGTCCAAGGTACTCAGAGTAAAGAGTACGTTCGATTGCGTGAATATTATTTATCTTATCTAGTTCTGGTTTCAAATGATAAAACATGAACTTAGATGCTGGAAGATAATTATTCCAATCAAGTTCTTTATTCAACAAATAATCTTGTGCTACTTCATGAAAGTCAGTACCACGGGTAGTGGCTTTCTTAGTAATACGATTTGCTTCTTCAATACCAACACGCTTACGCCAGTCAACAAAAATCTGTCGATTATAGAAAGAAGTGACAGACGTAATAGAAGGCACCCAGTCTCCATTTGGAAGGTTATAGAGACGGATGCCTTGTTGTTCTTTTTTGTTTAGTTCAAGATCACCGAGATAATTATGATGAATAAAACTCATAGATTCATTTCCATTTTAGCAAGTAGATATTCTTTAACAAGACCAGAACGAACGATATCTTCTACTCCAAATTCAACAATGTCAACCGAAGGCATGACTCGAAGAATCTTCATGAAGTCAGCAATGCCATTCTTTTCTCTATCCTTTACCAAGTCAGATTGAGTAGCATCACCACAGAACATAATCTTACTGTTCTCACCAATCCTCGTAATTATACTATCAAGTTCGTGATAGTTCAAGTTCTGAAACTCATCAACAATAACAATAGCATTGTCAAGAGTTGTGCCACGAATAAAGCTTGTAGACCAAAAACTAATTGTTCCTTGAGTTTTGAGATTGCCATAAAGCATTTCAAAATCAGTTTCTGTTGGCATCTCAAACATGTACTTCACCATATTCTTATATGGAATCTGATACAGTGAAGACTTGTCTTCATGATCCCCAGGAAGAAAACCAATCTCTCTAGTGGCCACAAGCGACCTGACGATGTAGATTTTCTCATATGGAGTCTTTACATCTAAGACATCTCTGATGGCATTGTACAGGGTAATAAAAGTCTTACCCGTACCTGCACATCCATAAGCAACTAGATTTTGATCATTCTTATAACATCTAAAAAGTTCCTCCTGATTCTGAGTCAGGGGTTCTATTTGTTTGATAAGATCTAAATTGATCGGTTTCTTTCTTTTCATATGCTTGGTACTCATCCCAAATGGGACAATTGGTGTTTGAGTCTTTCTTTTTGCGGGCATAAGTTGAGTTTAGATTTAGAAGGAGTAGTCGCGGTTTTTCCGAACCGTGGCACCCGGTTGTTTGGATGCACGGTCCAGAACTTCATTCCAACCGCTAGACTTTGCTTCTCCTGTCCACCTAAACTCTGTATCTACTCCAGCACATCCTTGTGACCAGTCCTTATCCCACTCTGGGTTTTCTTCTTTCCATTCAGCATACTGCTTCATGGTCATATTGAGAGTTTTTGTTTCTTTCGTCTTTTTATTAATAACGGGGTACGTTGGCATAAACGTTCAATCCTTTTCTAGTATTTATTAAATCCATTCCATTGCTTCTGCAACGGCAGGAAACTGTTCGATAAAAATCTTCTTTGCACCTAGAGCAATGTCCATGTGCTCCTTCTGTGTGCCGTTTGCAGAGCGCAATTCGATATAATGAAGCCATGAACGCACAGAACCCGTCATGTAGATTCTAGTGGGCGTGGCTAGTGGCAGAACGAACCTAGCACACTCCTTTGCAATTTCAGCATCAAGCATTTCTTTGTAGAGTTTCATTCCCTCGTCAAAGTGCTTTTGCATTTTGATCTGGAACTCTTGACGGACAAACGGGTCAATATCATCAATAGAATTCTGACGATTCTTGGTGTCTTGACGCCGTAGTTCAGGTAGAGGGATCGTCTCCGCGAGTAGGGAAGAGTCAGCATAGCGTTGTGAAAATTCTTGATATGTGAAACTACGATGCCGGAGCACTTGAGCCGCTACCCCCCTGGTAGTATTGATCTCCAGGGTCATGAATGCTTGCTCAAAGATGCTCCAGTGCTGGTGCTTCACACAATACTTAAGCAGTCCAGAGAACTTCTCATTCTCCTGGTTATTGGGGTTAGAGACACGAGCACAATAAGCCATGTGCTTCTCTGCATCAGGTGTTACGCTGATAAGTTTAGTCAGGGTATCCGTCATCGTCATAAAATACTTCGTCGTAATCTGAAATGTGTGGTGCGATTTGATCGTACTCCATTGGTTTGTATGCATCTACATCAGAGTATACCTCTGACTTTAGACATTCTACTAGAGACTCAAGGTTTCTGACAATCAGCTTGAGCTTTTCTTTTTCCATGGTTATTATCGCTGACAGAGCTAATTATAGACAAAAAAAGAAGGGTAGTCAACCCTCCTTAAAGACTATTTTAAAATCTCCCGACATACTCGTTTACATGTTGCTTGGTCGTTATCACACTCGATTAAGCAATTGTAATAATCATTAAGTAAATCAGATTCCTCCATACTTTTGTCTAATGTTTTTCCCAATCTCACTACACTTTGTTTCCATCCAGCTAATTGATTATGCGATAATAGATTATGCATAATGTCCTCCAATAGTTAGTTTTTCAACTCATAATACAAGTCGATTTTTTTTCAGACCACTTTACTATTCTCCAATTCTATCACTATATATGAAAAATGTGCTGATTTACACAAAAATTATTAAACTTTTCTTTCTTTTTTACATAGGTATAAAAAAAGAGAGGTTTCTCAACCTCTCTCGTATTATTTGGTGAGAACTTTAATCTCTCCATATATCAATGAAAGGAATGCTACAGAACCAAGGGATACGATCCCAGCAATTTGTAGTGCTTCCATATCACTTTACGTAAGTGCGACCACGATAGCAGTAGGTGCCGTGAGTTTCCTCAGGTGCCTCATGCACTTTGCAATCAACTCCACGATACTTAGTAACATGGATTTGTGCGTCGTGCAATGCTGCTGCCTTGTCGATTTGCTTTTTGATGAGTGTAAGGGTGTTCATTTGTTTTACTCCTGAAATACTAGGGTGAATTAACTCCCGTTCCTTCAGTCGTTTGCGTCCCAGTTACATTCAGGTGTTGCTTCTTGAATTACTTCAATAAGCTCAACCTTGACTTGATTTTCCATATTCTGATTAGTATCAATACGACTGATTATCTCAGCAGCATCAGTACAAACAATACCAGAATAAAGTAACAATTTAAATAACATGGGATGAACGCTCCGTTCCGCGACTTACTTGCGTCCTATGTTAGCACACTATCACACTTTCCATCAACCTTCGTTCTAAAATAACCTATAAGGTTATATTTTGTACGACGATCCAAGTTGTCGTCCATAAGGACTTCAACTCGTTTCTGGAGGAACCTTTCACACGACATATGCCATCCATAAGGAGTGCCGTCTGCATGATGGGCAAGATTCAGTGCCAACAGTAGTGCTAACATGTTGGATGAACGTATGGCCATTATAGACCGAACACATTATATAGTCAAGTAGTTTTGTAACTTATAATACAGTTTACAAAAACATACCTTTCTCACTCATGTACTGGAGAGTTTCTTTCATACTACCGATGTGCTTAAACCCAATATTAACTTGAGGATACTCAGCATCTTTACCAAACTCTGCCTCAAATCCTTTTTGGGTGAAGTGGTGATTCAATTTATACTCCAAAAAATCACCACCCAATGATTCCAAGAGTTCTGCCATACGCTGACACTCTTGACTACCGTTGCTATAAATTACTGCTGCCATTAGTCTTTATAGATAATTGAGATTTTTCTTTGTTCTTGACCTTTATGATCAACTAAAAGGGAATGATGAACTTCTGCATTCAAAAGTTCAGCAATCTTTTCCACTAAGTTATTTACTATGTTCAGCTCGGTTACCTTTTTGCCAGTCATCAATTTCTTTTTGTGTAGGGACAATAATTCGGAAGGCAAGACCTTCTTCCTCAAACTCTTCATTCATCTTTTCATATGTCTCAGGTGTGATTTTTTCAGTCACGTTGCCTCCAATCATCAGGTTTATCTCTCTGAAACCAATCTACAATCTCATCTGCACCATCAAACCCCGTTTTATGATTAGATGGGTCGGGGTCTCCTAGTCCCATCTTATTCATAAAATCATCCATACTACCTTCCTCAATATTTTGAGAGGCTTGTCGTCTTGCTTTTTGAAGCCAATCTCTTGCAAGGGTGTGTGCTTTAGCAAGTTTCTCTGCCCAAATCATATCTTCCAAGGGCACTTGTTCTTTGTTTGCGATGCATCTACAAATAGACTCTAACCTTAGTCTGTATTGAGTTGATAGCATATTAGTCCCGCAGTTTTAATTCGAGGTCTTCTAATTTGTGATACTCTGCATGTGCTCGTTCTTGACGAACACATACAATATCTAAAATATCATTAACAATTACTTGATTGTCAACATAATCATCAAGATACTTGTCAATTGCCTCTTTTAAGTATCTATACCTGTGCCACTCAGGTGAATATGGTTTATACATGATAATAATAATACATGCTAACGATCATAATACTATTTAATCAAGTTGTCAATTCAATGGTCGGCCGTGTTTATCAACTAACCCAAGTTTCTTGATCTGAGTTAAATTTGATTTTTCATTCTTTTTAATTTTCTTATATTCCTTAAGGATTTGATCAACTTGATCTTTAGATATATTGACTCTCAATTCATTTACATCTGATTCCTTATCGACAAAACCAAGTCCACTTTGTTTTGATGCCTCTACTTCAGATTCTTTTTCATCAACATAATCATTAATTACTTCTTGAATTTCATCTCGGATTAAAGAGTTTATTTGATCTCTAAGATGCTTATCATTCATTTTCTTTTCTTATCATTTTTTGATTTATTTCCCCAGAGTTTGGGATTCATTGTTCCAAACCCAAAGCCAATCTTTTGAACTGCTCCAGGACCATACTTATCATAGTACATATCAAACAACTCTACAGTTTTTCTGCATCGAGTGAGATCAATGTGCTCTACACCATCTACAATGTACCAAATAAGTCTGGCATCATTTGGAAGAGACTTATCATTTGCTGCTTCAAGAGTAGTTTTCTCTTGCAGAATCTGGCAACAGTAATCAGAAGGATTGATTTGTACTTTATCTGCTCCAAAATCTGGCATGTCGGTTTCTTTTTCTTGTACAGCTACTGTCATGAACGACCTCCCCACTGAATATCCGGATAGGCTTTTTTTACACAATCAAAAGATATTTTATATTTATCTGTCAATTTTTTATCCTTCACTAGAATCAAAATTTCTGCTTCTTTGGGATGTAAACCTTGGAGAAGATTAATAAACATCGTTTCTCTACGAATAGTTGTGAGAGAATTATTTCCACCACGGATAAAATGGTAGAGGTTTACATATTCATTACGAAGTGATGTGCGTCCTCTGCCATCCAAGTCTTGACCTGTTGCAGACTCACCACCGTAGGCTTCCTTTTTCAAGTTTTCAGAAAGTGTTCCAGAATACACAGATTGATCTTCAGCTTCTGCATAAGGCACTTCACCTTCAGGAAGTAAAGAAACTATCGTCTCATCAAAGTTCCAAATAAAAATAGACTTTAATGATGGATGACTGTAAGTTTTTAATGTTTCAACTTTCTTTGCAATTGATCTTTGCTTTGATGCAAGTTCTAAAATCTCAAATACAAACGGGTTTGTCGGGAGAGTTTCAACCTTGATAGTTCTAGTAGACTTTGATTTAGTTGTTGTCGTCTTCTTCTTCGTCGTAGTCATAATCGTTTTCGAATCTCACTGCTAAAATTTCGTCGGGGAAAACATTCCCATTTTCATCAAACATCTCTGGATGTGTATATGCAACATTACTAGTATATACATGTTCTTTTGCCAACCATCCTACCACACCTCCTACAAAAAACATCATGATTGAAACAAGTGTGCTGATGGTGAGAGTTACTGCTAACATCTTTCTTTCTCCAGAGAGTTTATTTTTTCCTGATGTCCAAGTAAAAGTTCAGATGTAAAACAATCTCTCTACGAAGGAGGGTGACCATTTTACCAAACTTTACTTGAAAAGTTTTTGGTTTTTCTGGTGGTTTTTTCCTCCTATTACGTAACATTAATTCAATGCCCCGATTTATTTCAGGCTCTGAATTATTTAGTTTGCTTTTTGCGTCTTCCAGGTTTTCTGTCATTACTATACTTCCAGGCATCTTCTAAAATGCCATACAAATAATTTTTAATTTTTCTTGCTTGTGGTTTTGGAATATGTCCATACCCTTCACGCAATTGTTTGTGCTCATTATCTTGACCACCTTTGAGATATTCATCAAGTTCTAATGTAAGATCACTAATCTCTGCAGCTGTGGTGCTTTCAATGAAAGCATCAATCTCATGCTTTTTAGTTTTAGTTGCCTTGAGATAATCATAAAACTTTAAATTCATTTGTCCCTCAAAGGCATTATCGATTGCATGTTCAATAAGATCATAGATGTCGATGAGGTTTTGTTCCATTAGACTAAATTTTGCTCCCGCAAATACTTAACAGTTTCAGTGCATCCGCCAATCATTTTATCATCAAGGATTACTTGTGGAAATGTTGATCCTTGACCAAATTTATCATAAAACTCAGTTCTGTCAAAGTCAGTGCCAAGTTTATAAACAACGTGCTTCAATTCAGCCAATTCTAGGACTTGTTTAACCTTTGTGCAATAAGGACAACCATTCCTTGAGTATACGGTAAATGTCATGATAATTAAAAAAATATTTTAAAGATTATTTATGTTTGGGATTAAATTCACCTTCTGGAAAAGGTTGTGATTTGGTTAGGTCGCGACGAGATTGATTCTTAATGATGATGAATGCATCTTTGTTATATTTGCGAGTACCTAAAGGTGATTGCCACTTCTTGTTATACTCTTCACCCACATCAATACCAGAAACAGATGTTCCACCAATTTCAATTTCAACATCATCATAACAATCCCAACCCAGTGTTGCAATTGTATCTGACAATTTGCTAGAAACAGTCTTCATAACTGCTGCTGCTTTTCTATTTCTTGCAATGGTTTCGTCCATAACATTTTCATCTGGATCTAGTTTCCCAATCATAAAAAAAGAGGGCAATTAACCCCCTTAGTGTATCACAAATCATCTTCGCTGTAAAGTTCTTCTAGTCGTTCTCTAGAAAGATCAACGTACATAACTTCATCACCAGGTGCAGGTGCTTCTGGATGACGTGGTTTAGGTGGTTCATCCATCATTTTATTGATGTCACGAATATTAGACCACATCAGAGCGAAGGCTCCCCCCGCAATAAGGGAGAAGCACACACCCCATACAAAAGCAAGATAATGGTTCACAGTGCATTACCGCGTGGAAGAACTTCCTCAGGGAATACAAAATTTTCATGTGGTTGGTCAACAGTTGCCATCCAATTACGAAGACCTTCATTCAAGAGAATATTCTTGGTGTAGAAGGTTTCAAACTCTGGATCTTCTGCTGCCCTCAGTTCTTGTGAAACAAAGTCATAAGCACGAAGGTTGAGAGCAAGACCAATAATACCGATGGAACTTGTCCAAAGACCCATAACAGGAACAAACAACATAAAGAAATGAAGCCACCTCTTATTACTAAACGCAATACCGAAGATCTGAGACCAGAAACGGTTTGCAGTAACCATTGAGTAAGTTTCTTCTTCTTGTGTTGAATCAAATGCTTTGAATGTATTTGCTTGTTCACCATCTTGATACAAGGTGTTCTCTACTGTAACACCATGAATCGCAGAAAGCAATGCTCC